TTGAGATGCTAACCATCCGTTTACGATAGTGCCGTCAGCTGCTTTCATACAGAGGTATGCAGTAAACTTAACGACATCATCTTTCTTTAAATCAATCGGATTACCACTTTCGTCAACGCAGTCTTGGTAGAAGTAATCCTTAACTTTTTGGGGTAAGGATTTTATATCTTTAGATACGAAAGAAACATGCAACTCATCGGCAGGGCGCATGAAGATAAACATGCCTTTGCCGTTCCATCCTTGACGAGTTACAAGATTTCCTCTTTGCATAGATGCAATAGCTTGCCCAAATGTGCCGGATTCACCACTGGTTAATTCTTGGCTTTCAGCAGCACCTATAACATAAGCTGTTTCAATTTCTCCTTTGGTATAGCTACCGCTCTGATTGCATAACTTTGCTGAATATTCAGCCGATTTTTCATCTGATGTTTTCATTATGATATATGGGTTTTACAAAGCCCGCCCAAGGCTCATTTCTTTATTATTAATACTTATAATTTCCTTTGTAATCCTTTTTATTAGTGCGTTTCCTCTCTTCTTCGGTGAGGTTCGCCCTCGAATTGAGTTGCTCCAGATACATCTCATCCAACTCGTATCTACGAAGAGCAGTGTGGTATTCAGCGAGCAGATCGTCATACTCGGAAGCAGGGATATGAGCAGAACCGTTGTACAGAATGTCGGTAATAGCGTCAATTCGCTTGGCTGTTTCTGACATACGCTCGCTAATACGCTTTGTCTCGAGCTTGCGCAAGGATAAATTGTTATTGCTCAGTGCCATATTCCCTGTTCTTTTTTAAAATACTTTCCAACTTCTCACGCAAGTTCACCAACTCTTCAAAAGAGATATCGGAAAAAGGTTTTCCGGCAATAGTCGGTTGCATGCAGTAAGCATTGATCCGCTTCCAATCCGTTGTATCGACCCCTATCTTTTGCATCGTTTTTAGGCATCCGGAACGGCGACGTTTCATTAATTCGTTGCCCGTAGAAGGCTTCAATGAATCCGAATGACCATTCAGATAGCCCCAAAGATAAATAGCCTCTTTATAGCTTAATTCATTGGTATGAGAGGTGCGCCCATCGGTAAGATCAAGCAACATGGCTTCTTTTTGCTCGTTAGAGATACCTTTTCTCGCGTATAGAGCGTGTAAACGTCCTATCATTTTCTTTTCAATGGAATGTGGGTTGGTTGTTCTCATCTTATTTTCTCCTTTCGATTGATATTATACGTGAATACTTTATTACGTAGATATTGCTATAAATTACTGTTCTCCATACTTGGCCGCTCCCTCTTCCCAGATCACAAAGGATGCACCATCGGGATTAAAGCGTCCCATACATTTAGCCCGGAAACACTCGACAAATATTTTCATGCCAGCATCATAAAGACAAGTGATAGCAGGTTTCCCCTGTGGCTTACTTCCATCAGCGCGACTAACGAAAATGATCAGTTTGTCGGGATGTCTCTCTACCAATGGACGGAATCCTGTAGCTCCTTTTACAGTGTACCCGGCAGCCTGGAAACTATCAATAATATAGATATCTTCTTTTCGGGGGTCGCTCATTCGTTCATCCAGTTCTTCCATAGAAAGAGTTGCGGTGCGAAACCTGCCATCGACTTCTTGCATATTATTGCGTGCGATGTTGTTGATAAACGAAGCCTCTTTCCCTTCCTCCACACTATTGTAAAACACCTTTCCGAATCGGCAGAGATATTTGGCTAGCTGCATCACGAATGAGCTTTTACCGTTGGCACTATTCCCCCAGATACACCAAAGTCCTGTGGAAGCCGGGCAACCGAAAGCCTCTTTCCATTCGCCCGTAAAATCCATCCCCGGACGTTTTATGCGCATCAACTCGCTGGGTGAGTAGGCACGCTTGATACTTTTTTTGCGGGGCTTCTTTGTTGTTTCTTCCATGTTTATTCCTCCACTGATAGTTTTTCAATTTCAGTGTACACGCGGCGAAGCTTACCATCGCTCAGTGTTACGATCTGATTAATATTGGCTCCCTTGGGGGCATTTACTTTGGCTACAATGGTGGCCTGTGCCTTCAAGAATAGGGCACGAGTTTTTTCATCTTCAGGAGTCACCCGGTTGTAGTTGTCACCGTATCGGCTGAACATCTCTTCGTAACCAAGTGTATCACAGTTCCGGTTTCTCTGAATCTTAGCTTTCAACCCGTTGGCTCCCATCATATACCATCCGCAGGTGCGGTCGGTAGCGTTCCATAGGGCTTTGAGTTCCAGAAAGGTTTCAGCGTTCATGTCTCCGGCTTCGTCCAGAATGATCATTGGACTTTCGATGCTTCTGAGGTAATACACCAGATCATCGTACACATCGGCATACCGGCCATTACTGTTGAGACCGAATTCCTTGGCTATAAATCGGATCATGCGCATCTTAGTTTTCACCTGTCCGCAATCCACGTATATGGAATTAGGGTGGTTTTTTACATACACCTTGGCAGTGAAGGTCTTCCCGATATTAGGAATGTCGCATAACAATCCGCTTAAGCTGCTTCGCTGGCATAGCTCCAACTGTTCGGTAATGTAAACAAATACAGGGGTTTCGGCTACTTTCCAAGGGGTTTCGCGACGAATAGACACACCCAACCTACGGGATACGCTCAGCAGCAAGGCATCGCTTATCTTTCCCTCTGTGGCTCCCGAATCAATATACCCGTATACACTGGTATTGATACCTAATGCAATGGCATGTTTGTTGTTACTGGGATAGTTCTTACGATCTTCTTTGATAGCATCCAGGATGCGATTTCTAGTTTTAATTCCAAGTTCCATTATAATAGTATTTAATTGTTGTTTGAATCTAATTTTTACAATGCTGCGCGAGCGTAGCTTTTCATATAATCGGAGTTTAGGAAGGGGTTGTATTCTTCCGCGCCTTCTTCCTCTTCGTGCTCCACAGGAGCAGGTATCATCACCGCTTTGGCTTCTACGGATTCTAATGCCTCTTTTTCCTCCTTGGGGATGATGACCACCTTCTGTATCTTTTCATCCTTTACCATCTTGCGGAATTGGGAAACGTACTTCGATTGCTCGATATACTCCGTTACATCCTCATCGGTCTGCTCGCAGGTAGCTTCATTATAGGAGCCTAGCGGCTTGCATGTATCTATATATGAATCTCCCTGATAGATGTACACTTCATCAATGTTACCCTCTTCATCGGGTAGGTAATAGGCGTCTACTTTATAATCGTTGGACGCCAACGCCTCTACTACGTTCGGAGAGGATAGAGCAAACTTCCTGTTTGCCACCTGCATGTACTGCGTTCGGCGAATGGTTGTTTGCGTATGTTCACCGATGAATCGATACAGGATGGCTTTGTCCATCGGCCGTAGATCGGGGTTCATATTGTCGCACAATACCTGCCATCGGGTCATGTTCGGATACAACTTATTGTTCGGATGATTTTCATTGTTGTACTCATAAATATCCCTGATATCATCGGCTACTAATTCTTCATAGCTGAATGTCTTTTCTTTATAGGTATTATTCAGCTCATCGTACTCTTTATCGATCTTGGGGCGATTCACCTCCTTTTTATTATACCACCGACCAATACCTACATGATTGTTTTTCTCTACACCGTACTTTTTGGCACGGTTCCCGTGCTCGGCTCTCTTTTCCTGTGAGTTTCCGGGGTTACACCAACGAACGAACGGGAAAACAACACCGGCTTTCATGAGCCCGTCAGCGAAGTTGTTCACCAAATGATGCTCCACCTCTGCCTGTGCAGGCATGCACCAACCGTTACGTTCAATGGTGCGAAACATGTTGCGGACGCAATCAATGAATAAATCTACGTCTTTGGTGCGACTATGAGCATAACCGATCACACATCCACTGGTCACGTCGTATACGTAATAAGCCTTTGGGCGTTGTCCTCCGTGTGCTTTGCGTGGAAGATCGCGGTCGTCCAGTGATATTTTACTGAACGAGAAGAATGGGCTGTGCCGATTGTGGTGCGGAGTATATTTATTATTAAAATCCCACTGCGTATTGCGTAGTTTGCCCAAAAGAATTTGATTCTTGGGGTTGTTTACGTAATTCCAGATAGTGGCTTCGCTTAGTTCCAGAGGTTTTCCTTTCTTGTCGAAGAAATCCTTTCGATCGAAGAGTTCACCTGTCTGCGGATCGCAGATATCAATCTCGCCACTCATAAATTGGGTGAATAATTCGTGAATTGTATTGTTGTACGGATTCGTAGGCTGTGCGGCAATAGAGAGTATCAGTTTTTCGATCTGAACAGATACCTTACGGGTATTCTGGTTACGAAACTTCTTACTGATCAGCGCACCGTATCCGCCACTCTGAAACTGCTGTACTTTTTCTTTGAATCGTGCCGGATTACCGGGTAGAGTGTGCCCGTATTTCTCTTGGTAGTAAGCAACGGCTTCTGCCATCTCATCCCACCTCACACGACCGCCCATTGCCTTTTTCATTATTTTACGATCATTGAACAGGGAGATAACCGCACCCAGCACACTGGCGTTGGTTACGTATTCTATTTGTGTTTCGGCCGGTATGGGTTTTCCGTTGTCGAAACGGAACGAGCTGTACACTTCCCGCGCTTCTGTGTCCGGGTAGTAATGTTCGTCAAACCATTTGCGTAGTATCATATTAATTCCTTGATTAGGGTATTTTTGATTCACGAGTTGCAGGAAGCGGGATGGAATGCTGGAAACTTCGACGAGTGCATATCTTCCAAGTCCACGGGCATCCCGTACGACATTGATCTTCTCTTTGCATTTCTTTCCCGACGCCAGTTTCTTGTAGTTGCTTTCGCCCATTATAGCATCGCTCGGTTTTCCTTCGGGGGCATCGTTGCGCGTCAGGTCATCATGAGAGATGCATAATATTCCATTGTAATATTCCATATCGGTTAATATTTATATTGAGTGCAAGTCCCGGCTCCGACCCGAGATAGTAAGCCACTTTCCATACCTTAAATAATCCTATTGAAAACTGTATCCTGAAAACCGGAAAGGTCTTAGCTTGCTTGTTTTGTTACTTCATGCAAATTCCATATTCTTTGATCTGAGAGATATCCCGTCTAAACTGTTTTATAACTCTTGTTTGCATCCATATTGCCAAATGAGGTAAGAATATGATAATAAATAGCCTGGTTAGCTTCATTACTCGGCCCTCCTTTCTTCATCCCAAGCTCTGCTAAGCAGCATCAATACTGCCAACAATACGATTACCGATGCGGATAACGCATCCTTACGACTAACCTCAATACCATCAGCCAGGTACAATGCCATAAACATCGCTACTACGGCTGCTACATTCTGAATCCAACGTAATGTTTTCATGATTTTACATTTTATTTAAAAACCGATCTTTTAATATCTCACGTTCCTGATCGCTCATCGGGAAAATATCCACGGACGGAATTTGGGTAAATTCACTTCTGATTACCGTCATTGTTATACTGCGTGCTAGTTCAAGTTTTCGCTCGCCTTCCTCACTGAGTTTCCATGCGGGGTGGTACTGTTCCAACTTTTCGACCTCTACCTTTTTGCCGTCATTGTAGGCAAGGATATGGGGATATGTCACACAGCAGCAACCATCGCTCAATTCAGCACCGATCAACACATTCCAATATGAATTACGGCCACTTTTGCTACCAATGGCAGACCACACGTCAAAAATCACAAATTGGGGAACACCCTCCTGATCGTACCCATCTACCACTACCACCTTGGCGTTGGCAGATGCCAATTTCTTGCACTCTTCTTTCCAGTAAATCATAATATGTACTATTTAAAAGTTACTACTTTTACCACATTACCTTTGGAGTCCAGTATCTTAGTTGATCTAACCTCCGATCCGGAATCACTCAGCAACTTTGCACCTAGTTCGCAAATAGCGACACTTCTCATTTGTGCAGCCTTTAGGCTGTTGCGTTTAAAACTCATGGCCAGGCTGACAGCCGATTTTTTCACACCGAACACTTTTGCCAAATAGGCATAAGCCTCACCTTTCTTTTTGGGGTCTTCCCAGTCAATTCTTTGCATATATCTACTTTTTTACGTTTGTTAGCTTATCAATCATTTCAGAAGCGTGTTCTAAAACCTTTTCCATACTTATTATTATTTAGAGTTTAATTCTTATCTTTGGACGATGTAAACCGATTTCACTGCGTTGCCGATGTAGGTGCTTGGTGTGGTAAGCATTGGGTTACCGTTGGCAGCAGTAGAATAGCGTACATGAAAGAATTGAGATGTACCCGGTATACCTTGTGATCCTGTAGGACCCGTTGCCCCTGTTGGGCCTACCGCTCCGGTGGCACCTGTTGCGCCAGTATCGCCCTTTGATATAGATTTGAGCCAGTCCGTAGCATTGTCGCCCGGCACTTGCGTAGTAAAGCTTTCGGCGATACAAATCCATGTACTGCCATTATGAGTTACTTCGTCGTAATAATAGTATTTTCCGGCTATCCAATCACCCTTAAATACAGGAACGGGCACTTCGGTGGTACCATCGGCAGAAAGTACACGAATAGACCCGGTAGCATAGATGTTACGCAAATAGGCACTATGCCCGGTCATATCGATACCGAATAGCTTCAAATTGGATAAATCCCCCAATTGCATCATCACCATATCTTTGGTAATCTCCCAGTTATTCACCCCGGACAAATAACGCTGATAGGTACGTGTGGTATATGCCGATGTTTGACGCTCTTTGTCTGTAAAGTTACCATACGCCACAAAGTGCATCGCTTTCTGTGGATGAAAATCGTAATCGGTGCGAAGGGTATATTTATACTTTCCTTCTTCAATCTTTTCAACGATGCGGAAGTAGGCAGTCTGAAAGCCTGTGTTGTTATTGAACTTTGCTTTGCAAATGTCGTCTATCGCAATAGCCGCCAGCTCTCCCGGTTCAAGTTTCATCGTAATGATGCGATTAGCTGTATCTACCTCGGCGATAATACCGCCACCCGGAGCACTCCATTGTTCACCGGAAACAACGGTTACTCGATTGTATCGTAACTCAGGTACTTCAAGAAAGTCACGTAAACGAAGTGATCCGGCATCAATATCCCCTTTTTTGTTGATAGCCCATCCGATTAGTTTTTCGACGTAATCGAATGAAGAGAGGTCACCGGAAAAGGTTGCATCTTTCGCAATGATCCTTTCTAATGCTTCAAGTAGATTGAACTCACCCTTTGCGCCTTTTACCTTATCAGTGGCGGTTACATTCGTAACATTCACCTGTACCGCGTCAACTAACTTTGCAGAGATTGTTTCAAGGACACGCAAGTAGTCAATATCCGCACCACCTGTGACGTTTAACCCCTTCTTTAACTTTGCCAGTTCTTCGGCAATGAGGCTATCAACGGTTAAACCACTCCTTATTTCAGCACCACCCAACAGCTTTAATAGGAAATCGGTTTGCTCGGGGCCGGTCTTGGATAAGAAGAGTTTCTTTAGCTCTTCATTGTTGTTCAATATCTCTGCTAGAGTACGTACAGCAGAAAGTACATTACTATCTGATGGAATAGTATCGTCTTCTTTTTTAATAACATATACAGCCGATGCACCACTGGAAGAGCTTCCTCCACTGACCGAGCCACCGCTATATGTTTGCCCCTTATAGGTAAGTGACTCTACCTTCTCTTCTAAGGCTGCTATCCTTGAATATGCAACAGTTTCTCCTACCGTATAGGTTGGATGATCGTAAGGAAAATCAAGAGAGTACTCGTACCCAATAATACGCGATTGTCTACCGTTGTCGAAATAGGTCTTATTGATAAGATTTACCTTATTCCCGATAGGGAAGTTCTTGTACTTACCGTTGTTGTAAATGAAGTTAGGTGCCATCTTGCAGTCGTATGTAGATGGGTCTATCTTTGACTTATCTACATATTCTTGTGCTCTCTTGAGTAACTCTGCCTCGGCATTAGGGATCATTGTGTTAAGTACGAACTCAGGGTCAAAACCATATAGAACGTATTTGTCACCGTCTTTTGGTGCGGCCATGATATCAGGTAGTTGGCGACCGTAATCCTCATTGGGCTTGATTTCGAATTGCTGCTCTTCCGGGTTTTCCTTCTCGTTTGGGTTAAATATAACAGCAAAATCCAAACCGTTCAACGCTCCTGATTGAAACTTAATCCTAAGTTCCTTCCCTCGAATCATATAGGTATTCGAGAAGATAAAGCTATTATCAGAATCATTAAACAAATACGCATCGTATTTATCGGCCTCATCCTTAGAACCTTCGGGTAAACGTTTATCTGCATGGACGCCGGCCATTATACCAACCCTATGAGGAAACACATCATCAAAAGTTACAATCTCCTCGACACGTTCTTCCTGGCTCATGTTCTCGTACGCATCCACGTAACTTATTCCTTCAGGAAGCATCAAGCGTGTTGTTACGACACCTTCAACCGTTTGTTCTGTATTTGGCTTAGAGAAGTGAGAAGCCGGCACCTTAGACCTAATGATATTTTCAATAGTATAGGTATCTCCAGTTGAAACAGTAGAGCCTTTAGGTAGTTGAATAACGTTCTTCTTACCTAGAATCTCAGGATAGTAAAGACACGTGTATTTCGTACCTTTACTTAAACCAGAAAGAATCTCTATTGATGTGTTGTATCGTATTCTTTCTACCCAAATATTAGACTTCCCTTCACAAGACACGTCAAGTCTGTTCATATATGGGGTGCCATCCAGATTATATATGTCTAGGCAGAGTGTCGTACCTCCAGATAGATCATTCGTTGTAATGTCAAAAGTTTCTTTTGCGTCTAAGTATGTCCAACCATTACCGGCTGCAACGATATTTACATTCTTTAGCGACTTTACGATAGTCCGTCTGGCTCCGACAATGGTCGATCCTTTATAAGTAACCTCGATTACTACGTCTATATTCACGTTAACGGGGATATAATCGTTACCTGGACGGTACCTTGAAGCCATCTTTATAGATAACTCAGTGAAATCAATAGCGTACGAACCAGCGGGTAAATCTGCTGGAGCACTATTCTTAAGCGCAAGTTTTCCATTAGATACAGAATATGCTTGCGTTTGATCAACGGTAGTTGCAGTTGGCGTAATCTTGCTGCTTGCAGGGAAATAAGCCCCTTCTAACTTTCGTTTTTCATCGTGTACAAACAATCCGTCAACGGTCGCATCAAACACCAAGGGCTTACGATAAGACAGTGGAATATTCTTCGTTCCTCCGAAGGCATATACACGTGTGGCATAGTTTGTCTTACTATCACTGCGAGACATTGACAGAACATTAGTGGTGGAATCAAAAGCCACTGCCTCTCCATGCTCACAACGTCCAAAATGGATCTCTTCATTTATGATCCACCATTCACAGCCCCACGCTTCTGCCATTTTCGTAAGAGCATCTATAAGATTCATGCTTTCATATACGATCATCTTAGATGACTTCTCTACGGTCTGATCAATTTTAGGTTCAAATGGTTTTCCTTTGTATGTATATCCAAGTGTGGATAGGTTTTTTAAAAACACATTCAAATGGATATCGAGCGTTGCCGTTAGATTCCAACCGGCTTCGCTTCCACCCACTTCGGGAGAGTAGAAGAACTTCTTATTCTTCCACTTCCAGTAATAAGCATCCAAGCGAAGTTCGTAATCATACCCACCGTTGGTTTCATTATATATAGGCTTCTGTAAGTCTACGAGTTCAAACAAGCCTATCTCATTATCGATATAGTCACCTAGCTTGAATGAGATAGGGTTCTCTACACTGAACCTAAGAGATACGTAGTCCTCTTTCATCAATGTATGCCTTCTCTTACTACCTTGATTGATCGGAGTAGAGAAACGAATATTGCCGGATATGTCTTTTATGTCAATCATACCCCAAAGTTCGTATATAAAAAAAGGAAGCCACAATAAATGAGGCTTCCATATACGACATTCGCAACATTGTCGTAAATTAAACTTTTTCAGCGTCTCTGTTTGCTGGATTTTACCGATATACGATTAATTTAAGCTTCATATATAGGCGATGTATGCATTTAAATATTACATTTGCACAAACTTTTTACAAAATCATATACGAAAGATCGTCAATAATGCCTTTCAAGAGATCAAGAGCTTATGTAATCAATAGTAAGGAGGATATTAAGAAGTTGGCGGAAAATTTATAAACCAATAAAACCAATACTATGGACTTAAACATAATCGATATTAGCTTATTATCTGCTCTAATTGCAGGTATTTCAGGTGCTATTTCCTCATTTATAGTAACTAAATTACAATTAAATCAAAAAACAAAAATTTGGAATAGCGAATTTGCTGTAAATTATTCAAAATTGTATTCTAATGATCCACCAGCAACAAAAGTTTTGTTAAAACAATTCTCCATAGGATTAATTATACATATAGATGAAATGGAACGAACTATTAACAAATATTATATTCCAAATCAGTTTAAATTATCCATAGGGAGAAACGTTGATAATGATATAATTTGCAATGATAATTATGCGTCAAGAGATCACGGACTTTTTTTCAGTAAAGGACATAGTGTTTATTATCAAGACCTATCACCTTTGCATAAAACGAAAATTAATGAAAAAGAAATAATAAAATGCTGTAAGCTCAATAATAAAGATAAAATCAAAATTGGAAATAGCATCTTTGAATACATACAACTTAAGTAAAAACCGAAGGAACCTGGATTCCTCTTTACCCACCAAGCACCCGCACAGGTCGGCAAAACTATGTGCGAGCGTTTATATAGTACAAATGCTATTCTAACTTAACTTTGCAAAATAACCATCATAAAAAAACTAGCTATGATTAAAGAGTTTGCCTTTTCGTATTCAGAGTTGATTGTCGGATTTTTAACCTTTACATCTGTTCTTTTGGGATGTATAATTAAAATCCAGCATGATAAAATATCAGCAATAAAAGACCAAATTTCAGATAAGAAATACCGTGTATACAATGAAGTATTCTCAATTTTCTTCGATATTATGAGAGAAGGAAAAGGGTACAAGAAGTTTAAGCCAAACGATTTACCAGATAGAATCATTAATGTAAAGAAGGACTTACTTATTTATGGAACGGACGAAATCATAAGGAAATTTACAGAATGGAATGTCAACTGCGACAGTCCTAATCAACTACAAAACTTCCAGAACTATCTATCTTTATTCATCCTCATAAGAAAAGATATGGGATACCAAAAGAGTAAATTAACCGCGAAAGATATTCTAAGAATCATAATGGGAAACGATAAAGAATACAGTAATTTCTTGGAATTAATGAAATGATCTACATACATATAGTTCATTTAGATACTCTGAACAAAGATATTCTTCCAATTGTTATAGTGGTAGAGAAATTAATGCTATTAAAGGTGTAAACATCATTAATAAAGCTGATATTCTATGAGAAAATGGTTAAACTTTTTATAGTAGTGATGATTTTGATGCTATTGTTATTGTTATTTTTATAAAAACAACTATATTTGCATTATAGAAACGAAGCAACGTAACTAACATTACTTTAAGGCATTTATTTATGCCTTAATAATACAAAAATGGAGGATATTAGACTAAAACAGTAAAAGGATTATTCCTCTAAACATGATGATAAACTTGATTCCACAAATGGAAATACAAGTTAGAAATTTGTATTACTTGATGTTTATAAAGAAAAATTCTGATATTTTTTTTGAATTTTTCTTATTTATTCGTTATAATAAGTCCTTTGATTGTATGCAATTTTGCTATATATGAACGAATTATATGATAAATCTGAGATAAATTTAGAGGCAGCAGAAAAGCTACATCAAGCGGGGTTGTATGATTCTGTTTGTCACCCTTCCTATTATTCATGTTTGCAACTTATGAGTCATAAGTTAATAAGAAAAGGCGTTTCCCTTAGTACTCAAGGGACAATTTCAAGTTCAACTTACCATGGTAGTTCTCATAAATGTTTAATATATGAAACATGTAAATTCTTAAGTTTTGAAGGAGTTAGAGATAGACAAAACTACACTAACAACATCAAACAGCTAAAAGAAAAAAGAGAAAATGCCGACTATCATGAGAAGAGAATTTCTCATGACCAAAGTAAGGAATGTATCAGATTAGCAAAAGAAATAAGATCAAAAATAAATTCAATATAATTATGGATGAAAGAATAGATAAAATCAAGATATTTTTAATTGAGATGAATTCTCAATTTAAAAAACTAAAATTTAGATGTGGATACGGTTCTTCAAACCATACATTTATAATAGAAGTAAAGCCTTTGTCAGAATTTAACAATAACGAAAATTATGCAAAGGAGGAATTTCTTTTTACTACTCAATTTGATATTGATTATTCTGATTATGATATAATATTTGTATCCGAAGAGGGCTTATGTAAAGTTAACGATGTCTTATTTGAAATTGGATATGAATCTCCTATAGAATATAAGAAAAATAATCAGATTTTTGAATTTAATTATGATGATTGGGTTATGGAAGAAAAAGCGGGTGAAATTAATTACGCATTAGCAGCATAATTATGGAAAAAGTAAACAATTCCGAATTTCGATTCGATGGATATTTAATAAAAGAATCATCTATCAAGATAAATAAAGAAGTGAATGATAGCACTGAATTGGGAATATCAATTATTCCGAGTGGAGTACGATATAAAGAGAAGTTTGTTTTAACTCTTGAGGTTTCTATAAAAGATAGAACAGGTGATTTTTGTGTAGATTTAACCGTAGATGGCTCCTTTATCTTCAAGGAAGATTTAGAAAACAATAAACTAGGTATATTTTTTACAGCAAATGCTCCCGCATTGATATTTCCTTATATCAGAGCATATGTTTGTATGCTTACATCATTATCTGGAGCAGGAAGTGTAGTTCTTCCAACTCTAAACTTAGTAGATGTTGGTAGAGAATTAGCTACAAAGATTAATAATCAAGTTGAATAAATCAAATAGGCGGACTAACCATCCGCCTATTTTTATCTTCGACCTTCCGAACTTGGATTTGGTTCGTTAAACTTACACGAAATCTTCGAAAACGTCCGTTCGGTATTCATCGCAAACGTGACAGATTTTCCATAAGTAAGCCGATAGGTCTCGCCAAGAACTGGCACTTCAATAATTATCAGACCTTTTGAAAGTTCCTCTTTGAACTTCTTACACTTAACAAGATAATCCCCAGGAGAATCCCCCTCTAAATTGAAAGTGAGTGTTATATCTCGTTCGTCCACTTTTGGATTATTGTAAATTACTTGCTTGCCACCCGTCAAGCGAGATTTGTTCTCAACAAAATCCTTTATAGGAGCAGGGGAAAAGATTGCATCTAAGAACCCCTCTCCCATCTTAATGCCGTATTCTAAAAAGGCGTCTTTACCATTGATTATTAACTCATTCATAATATCACTACTGTTTCGTCTTTGATAACTTCTACTTCGCAACTACCGATATTCACCAAGAGAATAACGGTATAGTTTGAAGCCGTAACCTTCGCCTTAGCTCCGTGCATGAGAATCACCTTATGAACTCTAGTGTTATCACTGAAAATAAGTTCCCCTTCGGTATTCCCGATTAGTGCAACGTTATCATCATTAGACAACCTGACGGCTCCAGCGTCCACGTGTACGCCATAATTCTCTATCTCGCCACTCATTCCTCGGAACATCTCAAGCGTAGGAAAACTGTTTTCTTCGCAAAATTCACGTCCTTGTGGAGTGAAGAAAAGCCATGAAAGACTTTTCCAATCACTTACTTCAGCCGATTTACTACAAGCTCCATAGAGCAATGCTGATTTCATAATATCATCTACTGTTTTCATATCCTGCCTGTATTACGTTTAACCTCTGCTATATCTGACTTTATATCTTTTAGGTGTTTGGCCGATTCACCGGTATTCTCTGAAATCTGCAACAATTCAATATAAGAATTTGCGAGAATAGTACGTGTTTCGTCAGCTATATCCCTTGTTTCGGTACTCACAAAAAGAATGGCATCAGTTTTCGCAGAAAGAATCTCCAAAGACTGAGCTTGAAGAATCCCTTGATTCTTTATCTCTTCATTTGATATCTGCAAAGCTGTAAACCTTCCGTTCAATTCATCCCCAGTGTCTTGCGACATAGCTTGAAAAGTTCCTTTGGTTGAATCTTGTGATGATTTATCATCCTTCATCAAGCTATCGGCCCAACCGAACTGTTTGTCAAGCTCTTTTTGTAGCTCTTCGGCCATATTGTAAATATAGTTTTGCTCCCATCCGCTAAGTACGTTGTCTGCATAAAATTCTTGAAGTTTGGTTCGAATCTGTTCCATGCTTTTCGAAGACTGTATGGCCGCTTTAATGGACTCAGTTACCATCTGACGCATCATATCCTTTACCGTGTCTTTGGCTGATTTTGCTCTATTTTCGTTGGATGTCCATGTATCAGCATAGGACTGTGCAAAATTATCAATGGCAGACTTAATATCTTCACCGAAAATAGCATCGACAAGCTTTACCTTATTCTCACCGATTAGCTTATTGATATCCTCAATTTGCTTCTTCCAATCCTCTATACGGCCGCTATCTGATTTCTTTTTTTGTTCTTCCTCTGCTATCTGATTACGAATAAGAACTTTTTGTTGCTCAAGCAATGTGTTTTGTTGAGCAATCAATCTGGACGCATCTTTCGAATAAGCCTTCTCGATTGACTCCCCTAGTGTATCATACGTTTTCTCAAGAACCTCTATTTGCCCCTGTAGCACCTGTATTCTCTTTTCATTCTTGGCATCATGTATTTTTGCGAACGATGAAGCAAGAGAGGTAACCATGCCGATAGCAGCTCCGGCAGGAGCACCCCACGGACCGAATGCCGCGCCAGCTTTAGCACCGTCCATTGTGGAACTCATGGCATCCATAGCTACATCTACCCCGCTTGCAATTTCATTAAGTGCGCCACTTCCGAGTGAATCACCAAGAGATGAAAGAGATTCAGAAAGAAACTTACCGGATTGCGTCAGTTGATTCATGCCATCTGATAGGTTTGAAAGCCCTTCCTTGAACTTAACAGGGTTACTAGAGAACACCTTCTTTAGCCCAGTGGCCATCTTGCCCAAAGCAGTTTCGGCGGCATCAGCTTCTCTATTTACATTGGCTATTTCATTCTTTATTGATTCAAGTTTTTCAGGAGACTTACTTAGAATATCGAACTGCTCTTTCGTAATCCCGAACAACCCAATCCCATTACTATCAGTCTTGAACTCACCACCATTGACGTAGTCAAGCATATTCTTAGCTTCATTGGCGATCAAACGAATATCTGCCACAGTCCGCATACTCATGTCTGAGAACAGCTTGGTTATGATTGACGTTTTTCGTTGAGCTTCGTCATCTATTCCTGCAAGCAACTTCTTCGTTTCTTGGTCAATAGATTTCTTTTCCCAATCATTCTTACCTTTCTTCTTTACTTCACCGTTATCGATGATCGCTTGCCTCTTCTGTTGGTAAGTACCATACTCTATCAAATACTCGTTCAAGGCTTGCTTCTCCAACTCATAATAGGCTTTCACAGCTTTTGACTGCCTGTCAAGAGCCACTTTATACTTTTCATCCAGCTGAGTGGTGTCTATGGAGGAAAGGGAAATACCAGAACCATTAAAGGACTTCATCTTATACTGTGGGTTCTCAATCTTTTTTACGTTTTCCTTTGCGTCAAACTCCGCTTTCGCAACTTCTTTATATTTCTCAATCAAATCTTCTTTTTCCCGGTCAATAGCTTGAAGTTCTTTCTCATGATTAAGTTCCATTTGAGCGAGAGTCTTATCACCTCCTTCGTCCATCAAATCAATATAACCTTGCCAGAGTTGATTCCAAATATCCTCTGTTCTCCTGATGCGCTCACGTGCATTCTTTTCTTCAATGCCAGATACTTTATCATTTTGCTTACGAAGTTTCTCGGCAGCAGATTCTTCTTTATTATTTTTGCCAGGCATATCATAAACCTTCAACTCCTCCTGAGCCTCTTTCAGCATCTTACTTTGGCTCTTGTAATTTTGAACAACCTTGGCATCAATCCCATCAAATTTACCAGAATCAAGAAGCTTTTTCTGCTTTGAATCAATATCTGCTAAGGCTTTCTCTGCGGACTTCTTCTGATCTTCCCAATACTCTTTATTCTGAATCTTAGATTTTTCAGATTTCGGTTTATTCGCTTCGTTTTGAATTTTAACGATATCCTCAACAGCCTTGTTGGCAATCTTAACAGACTCCTCTGCAACCTTCTTTTCTTCTTCCAAACGCATCAAATACTCACCTCTACCCGGAGTATTTTTCATCTTATCAATCCGTGCATTGATATCATTAAGTTCATTTTGGCGAAGAACTGCATTTGTTTTGGCTCCTACTCTTTCTCGTCTGTTGACCTCTTCTGCAATCTGCTTGTTTAGAGAGAGTATATCCATCAACTTCAAAGTTTCTATATCCATGTTTGAGAAAACGGCTGGCATTAACTTCTGAAGTTCCTTGTATGATTTAATCTTATCGTACTGCGTAGATGTCTCACTCTTAATCACAGAGATTAGACCATCCACACCATTCTTGAGATCGTCCAATTGTTTCTTTTGATTGGAGGATGTTTCATTAAAACGTTTTTGTGCTTTCTCGGCAGCAGTAGTGCTATCGTGAAATGCCCACATTGCAGAAGCAACGCCAACAATAGCAACCGCAGCTATAACATAGGGATTCTTCAATACAGCTAAATTCAAAGCTTTTTGAGCCTTTTCAGATAGCAATAGAATATTATATTGAGCTACTTGAGCAATGGTATATCCTTTTGAGGTAGCAGCAGCAAGAGCAACGGCCGCTCTATACGCTCCGTAGGTAGCCACTAATGCCATGGTTGCCTTGCCGATCTTGTCGTAATTCTGTACAACAACCGATGCTGCCTCTATACTTCCTGCTATAAAGTCCTTATTGTGCTGTCCTATCTCATTTAACGCAGTGGTTACTGTATCTTGGAAGTTTGACATCTGACCCTCAATTGTCCCGGCAATTGATTTTGTGGTACCTGCAACTCCATCCATAGAAGCAAATTGCTCAATAGCCTTCATCACTGACTCGACAGAGCGTTCAGCCTCTATCTTCATACCACGGAATGTAAGACTCACCTTTTTCCCTTCAGTAGAAACTTGTACCCCAAACTCTTTCCAGCGTTCCGGGTTGTTTATGTCAAGGATGGCCTCGTTTAGTTGCCCCATGGGTTTGGCGGTAACATTGGCAAAGTCTCCCAATTTACCGAATGTATCAATAGTAGGAGTAACTCCACGATTTACTAATTTGATGAAATTATCCGTAAGATCATCTAACTGGAAGTTTGTTTCGGCCGCGAAAGTGGCGATATCGCTCATATACCGCTTGGCTAAAGCAGAATCTCCATTCAGTGCATTGGTTAAAACAGATTCATACTTCTGAAACATGCCGGTAACAGAAGTTATCTGCCCAAGTAGCTCCTTGACCGCATACACTCCACCAATAGATGCAAGAACTTTCTTGAAAGAGATTGACATACCACCATTGGCATCTACCACACTCTTTGTCTCATCCTTATAAAGAGCATATTCATCACGTAGCTTCTTCACAGACAAACGGGCGTTCGATTGCTCTGTCTGTAATCCAAAAAGAACAGATTTTTCTTCTTGTAAAGCCTTTCTTGCCGCATTGAGTTCGCCCAAAGCGTTGCTTGACTGCAAGGGGTTATTTCGGACAGAACGATATGCATCAGATAGCTTTCTTACATCTGCCTCCACATCTTTGATAACTACTTTCTGATTGGTTATCTTTTGCGTGAGATCATTTACCGACTGCGATGATTGATATATCTTTGTCTTAAAATCACTCTCCATTATGGCACCTGCCTTGGCGGCTTCAGTCGTTAGTTTTGTGAACTCTTGTGTAGCGGCACCAATTTGAGTCTGCAATGCTTTTGCGGCCGCTGGTGCCTTGTTCACATCCATAGACATAAGTTCCTGCTTTAGCTTGGAAATTTCCTGTCTAAGCTGAATAACGCGATCCACATCTGAACCGACTTTGAAGTATAATTTTGCCATCTACTTTTTCCTCCTTCTTCTTTCTGCCATTTCTTTTCCTGATTCTTTTTTCACAATACTACCGGTGACAATGTGTAATTTATCTTTCTGCATCAGAATTAAATTACGATAAGGGATGATCTCATAAACCTCTCTATAAGAAAGATGAAGATTCTCTATAAACGAGGATATCTGCCCTAACATGGTTTCATTACCTGCTATTTCGCTTTTGCCGCCATCCCTGTCACGTTCTTCAGACAAGCGGCACATTCGAAAAAATCATCTCCTCCGATCAATGGGATTATGTTATCTGTGGCCATTTTCAGCTCTTGCAGTGTGGCAGATTCCAACACTTTCTCAATCTTGCTAGCCTTCCATCTCCAAAATCTTACATCACCAACAATAAGAGCCGCCAACCCTTTAATGATATGGGAAGCGTTCCCGGGAATCTCACCAATTACACTCAACCTAGTATATTCGCCATCTATCCCAATTTTCGAGAATGAAGAAATAGCTCTACAAATCACCTTGATAGTTGGCGGATAAACAGTGTACACTTGCTTTCCAATCATAACGGTGACAAAGCTGTTTTCTAAAATGCTATCAGAAATTAACTCAGCTGCTTTATTCATACGATTTAATTAAAAAGGGCGAGGCAGCTTTCTCACTACTCCGCCCTTTATTATACAATACAATAGACTTTAACCAGCCGGTGTTACTTCCGAATCATCAAACCAATACTCAGAGCTTACACCAGTGATCCCCGGTTCGAGTTGAGTCGCGGATACGGCCAGACCAATAGCTTTGTCTGTGTTGGCCTGACGGGCTGAGATGGAAGCTTTAGGGAACACCAACCAAACATTATCTTCGGTTAGTGCGATAAGGCATTTATGGATATTCACCTTACCATCTGCACGCTTCCAACCGGTAGCTTTTTTATTACCATCTGAACCCGTCTCAATCACAAGACCACCCATAAGGTCAGCTTTCGTCTTATAGTCATAGGCACCGATGGTAAAGTTAATTTTCACCTCTCCCATCTTAAGATCCTCACGATATGTTTTACCAGTGAGTTGATTCGTATAAGGAGTTCTGCTTGCCTCTGTTTCTTCAACTTGCCACGTCTCACCGTGAACGTTATCTATCTCGGTAGCCGCTGCAATAATTTTCTCCAATGAGATACCTGTCAAGTCTGCTGTAACGACACTGGTTGCAGCGTACAATAATCTTTTAATTCCTACTGCGCTAATCATAACTTTACGTTTAATATTTCAAATAAAATTCTCACATTCACAAAATGACACTTCAAAGCTGTGTCCGCTTCCGTTCCGATTGAGTCGATAGAATAACGATACCTAGTTACGTCATAGGTATTTACTACATCATCCAATAGTTTGTTGGCCTGTCTCTCAAGCTCATTCAAGCGAATGGAATTAGCGGAGTTCTCACTTAAATCAGGGACACAAAGATTCACTTCAGCGAAAGACTTTTTCCAATAAGTTCCCGGCTGCTGTTTCTTTGTATGGATGGCAATTCTTTCAGAGGTCAATTCACCCGTCAGAGTTTCCCCAGATGGCACTATATCTATTCCGAAAACCTTGCAGTCCCGATAGAGAATGTTTCCTATGTCGGTAGTGGTTATCATTCAAATTCTTCTTTTAATCGTTTCTCCGCAAATAAAGCGGCACTACTCAAAACATCAAACCCTTTAGCTTCAACGAAAGAAGCGTATTCTACTTCGTTTTTCAGCGTTAAACCCGTTTCGTCTACATCGTACTCATTGGACGTTCTCAAAGTCAGCGTATGGTCTTGATAATTTCCATGTTCCTCTGCGTACTTAACGGCTTCATCGCCTACGTCAATCATCTTCTTCTCAACTTCCCATTCACCTTCTTGAAAGAAAGCATCCACATCCGAAAAATCAAACTCTACACCCATACCTCGGAGTAGTTAAGCATATTCAATTGCTTCACCATGTAAACCAAGCCCTTACCTCTTACTTCTTCACCATTCATACAGCGAATAGAATCACCTGCTTTTACAGATATCTTCCCGCTGCACACAATATGATAAGCCGGACGGTAAACGGATCCATTGTCAGAAGTAAACTCTTTGGTCGAGTTGTCATCACAACGGCACTTGCATACATCTACCCAACTCTCACCACCTGTTCCGGGAATAGGTCTGCCATAATCATCTTTTTCAAGTGGCTTGACTACCTTAACTTGTAATGTGTGAGGTGAATAAATCATAAGAACGTAACTTTAGGTTTAACATTGAGTTCATCTTTCAAACCGTACTGTTTGCAGGCAAAAGAATAGTATTGCTTAATCCCTTCGATGTTCCAAGACATAGAGAAACCGCTTTCACCGATTGAAGTAGCACGAAGCAAAAGAGAGGGGATGAACTTCGCAATCGCCACCGTAACACGACTGTGGCAATCCTGATTCATCTCATCCTCTCCGCTTATCTTCGAGTTCAGACACACATCCAAAAGGTCAGCCTCCGACAGCTGAATGCCGAAGGTCTGGAACTTCTGTGTTATGTAGTCTTTTACTGTCATATCTCAATAGCTAATGCTTTCTTCAAAGCGGAAGTCTTTTCTTCATCAAGCCCTGTTACTTTTACCAAAAGAGTTTCCTCCTTCATGTTCATGGTAGCTTGCTCATTGATAGACTTCAATGCTTCAACCAACTCTTTCTTCTCGAACTCCTTTTCAAAGAGGGGGATTTTAACTTCCTTCTTCTCTTCGATAGGATCTGCCAGTCCACGAGCTTTCAAGTCCTCAACACGGGATTCGTCCTCTATTTCAATAATCTGCCCCGGTTTGTACAACTGCTTGGTAAACTTGTCTTGAAATTCACTGATTACATTTAGTTTCATAAGCACCTCCTTATCCCTGCGGGATGTTGTTAATGGTTGATAAATCGAAGTTTGTAATCAGGTTAGGATTGCTGATCTGCGGAATCCACTCTGCGGTGTACTCCATGTAACGACCATTCTTGTCACGGTAGTTAGAGATAAGCATCTGACCGTCTGCCTTAGTATAGGTACGTCCCTGTACGGGGTCAGTAGCTTCATACGGAGTGTGGTGGCGCATATAACCGATTTGGTCTTGAGGCAACAGAGAGATACGGTTGTCCGCATAAATCTGCACATTCTTACCTGTCTGGTCTTTTACGTAGTCCTCCTTGATGTCGATTGCCGGAAGTCCAATACCTGTAAATACCTGAGAAGCCAAAGCAGAAGAAATCAAGCCGGTGCTCAAGTTCATTTCGTTGGAGCCGAGAATCATCTTGTAGCTATCACCAAATTCAGAAGAACCAAGAATGTTCTTATTGAACGTGGCACGGGTCATAACCATCTTCTGGTAACGTCCGTAGTCAGGAGCGATGGCATTCAGTCTCTCTCTCAAGTAAGAGATAAATTTGTTTTTTCCATCTACAACTACATCGGAAGCTGCCGGAGTGATAAAGTTGAACGGAAGCTCGATTTCCAACAAGTCCGGTGCATTCTGTTCACTCTTGGCAGCGTCTTTGTTCTTCACAAGAGCCGAACCAGTCATAATCAAAGAAGCCACAACAATATCCATACGCTTGTGAGCGGCTAACATCGTTTGACGGAAGTCGTCTTGAATGAAGTTCACAATCTCGTTCATTGCAGTAGCCTGGTCGGCTGCCTTGGCTTGATTGAACTTGTCAATCAAATCCTGCAACTCAGAAAGGCGGTCGATAGACATCTGGTAAGCGTCACCCAGGTAGGCGATTTCACCATAGCCGGAACCGATGTTTCTGCGTTCGCGGATCGGTTTTTCTCCGAAACGGGAATTGATAGAACCTGCCATCACACCAGATATCTGACCGATATAGTCTTTGAACACACGGGTTGTTACTTGACGGAAGGTAAGATACTGTTGCCAATAAATTGCGTCTTTACGTGTCTGATTAACACGTTGGATGATGGCACTTACGATACCGGCATCACTAAATAGGGTTTCAATAGTTAAAAACATGTCTTACCTCCTTATTCGTTAAATTCAAACCAACCTTTCAAGCTCTCCTTGTCTTTCTCGGAGAATGGCATAGCCAACTTGTCAGGCTCTATCTCTGCGGCAGTACGGAGCAATGCCACTAACACGATACCGCTTTCAACCTTCGTTCTTTCGTAAAGGGCAGAGTTAGCGGTGTATTTCTGCTTCAGCCCGTCAACGGCTACAGACTCGAAAAGAACAGCATCTTTTACAACAGCTTCACCGAAAGCGGCTTCGGTAGTCAATACGTCATAAGCCTTGTTAGACTTGTCGATAGCTGCAACCTTCGCGCCCTTAGAACCGTTACCAATGAACATACCGGCATAAGCCAATGAGTTCTTAGCTACCTTGATAGCTGTACCGGAAGTATACGCTTCGATTACTTTCACATTTCTCACCGGATATGCAAACTTATTCTTCAAGTCTGCATAAATCGGCACAAAAGAAGGAAGGAAACTTCCCTCTACCAAGTTCGTTGTTACGAGCTTGAACGGTCCACGTCTGCGGATTCCGGTCTGAACGTCATAGCGTTCTTCCGTTTCCACGACAGGCTCCAAATCATACTTAAATCCTGATGCCATAATTAATTCTTGTTTTGTTCAACAATAGTTTTTGTACCCTCGTTAATCATATTGGCGATGTTCTCCGTTTCCGTTTTCACTTCGCCACCAGTATCAGGAGGGATTACTCCTTTGAGCCCTTCATTGGTAAACGTCTGCTTCGCGTCCTTGAAATAAGTGTCTAAGTCCGCATCATCAGCGATTTTCAACATGGGTAAAAGGGTTTCGGGAATACCATACTCTTTTGCCTTAGCTTGAATCTGCGCACCACGGATGTTCTGCGCTTCCTTCTGCTCGTAACCGGCAAGTTTTTCAGAAAGGGTCTTATTGGAATCAATAAGCGACTGTGCCCATGCGGGAACATCTTCTTTCTTCTCTTGCGGATTTGGGTTAGGGTTCGGATTTGGATTCTCGATTGGTTTACCGTCTTTAAGGTTATGCTTCTTCTCGTAGTTCTGAACTGACTTGAATGTAGCATCCCCGGCACGGAAATCACCATAGGAATTTAGCACGTCCGTAAAACCTACTCCCTCCACAATGGTAGGTACTTGGCTTGCGTCCGTTACACCCTCTGCCTTTTTAGTGGCTATTCGAGTAAGCGTAGCAGCGTCCACACCCGAAAACTTCGTTTGTAGCCCTGCTAAGATTTGTTCTAAAATTGTCATACCGTATGAATTTGATTATAAATTTCGTAACTCAAAAATACTATCAATTTAGAGAATTGATAAATATTTAGGTTTCCCATTCACGACAATCAATCCATTGTCGTGAATACGGTATAAAAGTACTAGGTAAGTAGTTGGAATGGAAATAATTGAGAGGGAGAGTCTTCACAATTCGGTTATTGTGGGAAAATAAACATAAAAAGGCTCTAAAACCGAAGTAATAGAGCATAAAAAAAGCCGTGCACCAATAAAAGAGCACGGCATAATTTGAATTTAAAATCCCAGCATCGCAGCCGGAGGTATATTTAATACACGGCAGAGCAAACGGGCAATCTTTAAAGTCGGTTCTGATCGTCCGGAAAGATAGTCATTGACACGCGAAGGACTTACTCCTATTTCACCTGCAAGTTGCCTTTGTGTCATTCCCTTTTCTTCAAGGGATAATTCAATCAGTTCTGAAACGGTTGGCTTTGCAATTGGATAATGTTCCTTTTCATAGGCAATCACTAGATCGGACACAACAGAGAGCTCAACCGCGTTCTTGTCGTTTGCGGGTGTACTATCGTCAACCAATGGTAAGAGTTCCTCTACTCTTTCCAATGCGAATTCGTATTGTTCTTTCGTTATTTTAGTCATATCCTATATTTTAAATGGTTGAACAATCTATTTTATCATACTCTTTATGGGTACACACCTTACGAATAAAAATATATCCCATCGTAAACTTAACAACGACTATCAGTCGATAATTGTTGCCTTTGATATTGAAAACATAGTGTTGGTTGCCTACATAATCGACTGAAAGAAAATCTACCTTAATATCAGACAGATTTTTCCATTCCGCTTTTTCAGCTACATCATACCAACGTTCAAGAGCTATGCGTGAATCTTCATAACCTTTGGTTTCGTAGAACTCTTTCAGCTTTTTATGTGATACTATTCTCATGTATTATATCATTTGATGCAAAAATACGAATTAATTTTGAATTATAGAATTAATTCAGCATAAATATTTTATAAAATAGAATTAATTCAAATAAAAAAGGCGAAGTAAAAACTCCGCCAATTATAAATAGCCTAACATTATTACTTCGTATAAGGAGGGGGAATATCTTTCTTTCTTGCTTCCTGTTCTTCTTTGATTTCTTTCAGTTCTTCATCCAGTCGACTTATGGTATAGGCTTTTGTCCTGCACTTGTCAGTTTTTGATTTAACGCAGCTTTCATCTTGGCGGCTTTAGCAGCTTGAACAAAATACAAATCAAAAAGAAGTTCCAAAACGTCCAACAAGAACTCTGCTTCGTTAGGTTCTACATCTAATATTTCACCAGAAACCTGGTCTTCCATTCCATGAGCAGCAATATTCCCAAAACCACGTATTATTTCCAGATTATCACTTATATAGGAAGGAAGTTTATTAGTCGCTATTAACTTGTCAATTTCTGTTTTTAGATTACGCTCTCTAATACCTTCTTTCAAACGAATTATATTCTGCAAGCATCTACGACTCAAGGCTGCACTAGCTTTAGGACTGAACGGAAGTACAAAACAAGCTTCATTATAGTCCTCTGCAAATTTGGATTCAACTTCTACTGGGGCAGGAGCTCTATTGCTACCTATCGGATATATCTGTTGGTATGTAATAGAGCTTCCATATAGCATCCCCGTACCTCTATCTGCTTGTTTTGATTTTCCTAAAGTTATTATAGGGCTTTTACACTTTGGATTTTGGCAACGCATATAAAATACACTATAAAACATTTCATTTTCATATCCTCCAATATAATATTCTTTAAAATCGGGATTTATCTCTACTTGACAATGTGGACATTTCATAATCGTATTATTTTAAAGTTACTATAATTTTCCTGCTAAATTTCTCACATCCTCCGCAGACTTTACCTCATGTACGGTATCTTCTACCACATCATGAAACCAAATTACAGATGCAAGCAACAAATATATAAGAAAAGCTCCAAATTGCCAATTTTACATCAAGGAAATTTTATGAAAAAGAAAAGGAGTGAATTCACTCCTCTTTCTTTATGGCCTGCCTTTGCATTTCGGAATTTCTCTTTTCTTCTTGTTCTTCTTTTATCTCTGCAATCTCTTCCTCAATTCTGTCACTGTTTCCAACAAACATGATACCCTCACGTGTAGACCATATACCACCAGCCACAGCGGAGACAGCAGTAGCAACCTTGTCGGAAAGATCATCAATCATGTATGGTACAAGTTCCACATCAATATCAATCGTCTTGGATGCCTTGTCAAACTCATAAGGATTGATAGCCCCCAGAGCAGACACGAGAAAGTTCGTTCTTCTTTGCATGAACTCTCCTATCACCTCGGCATGGTTTTCTACCGCCATGTGAGCACCCATGAACATAAAGCGGAAAGCTGTACCAGACGCTTTGCCAACACCTTTCAATGTTTCAAAGGATATACGAGGTGTGTTTGTCATGTCGTATGCGTTATTGGTAAGCGTTTCAGCCTCGAATTTAATCGTATCTGGTACTTGATTCCATGTTAAATAAGAAGCCCCTGCCCCGTCTCCTGTAAGCTTTACAATACGGTCTTTGACTTTACCTGCGAACCCTTCCACATCACCAACCAACTGAAGGATTGGGAAGAAATGATAATCGATACAGTCGGCATAGTTTGAAAGCAATTTTTCCAATCTTACACGGAAGGTTTTAATCTTCTTGCAGTAAGGTTCCGGGCGATATGCGTAAATAACAGGGAGTTTTGGAAATCCATGATTGAAAGTCTTTCCTTCTGGTTGTTCCCATCCATTCTTAAGCTCCCATTGATAGACCGAACCTTTGTCGATAGTCATAAAGCAGGTGATTTCGTGATCGTTTAAGTCCTTCTTTTTATACTCACGGGAGAAAGCAATCATATCCCCGTTATCATCAAAGAATGGATAGAGCTTATCGCCACGGAAAGGCGACCAAAGTACGCTTTTAAGCTTCTTAGAAGGCTTAGTCTTTCCACCGAACGTCTTCTTTATGCCAGACCATAGCTTATCCCAGAAAGAATCAGCATCGACTACATACCAATACTCGGCCACTTCTTGTTCGGATAACCAAGAACGAACAACTTTCTTATTCTGATACTTGATTTTATTCTTCTGAAGAGTGGATTTGAGAGCAGCTAACAAGCCTTTTTCGTCTTCATCCTCTGTATTGCAGTCCATCTTCGGCTCTGTGCCAACCGTGAAAGCTGTTTGGATATTCACGATGTCCTGTTCCAAGGGAATGGTGATACGGTTCACTTCTTCAGTCTCGTACTCGGCAGGAACTTCAATCGTTTTGCCTGTTTTCTCATCGAAGATTGATTCCGCTCCACTTTTGAGAACCTTCCTATCCGGGTACTTCTTCTTATTCGCCATTATCTCGTGCTTCTCTGGATTCCAATCGTTCCAAAGCTCTGCGCAATCCGGAAGATTGGTTCTTCTTCCTTTCTTGAGGTATTGAATCTTTATTCCAATGTCCTCTAATGCTAATATTTCTTCGAGTGTCATACGATTATATTTTAATGATTGAATATTCCTGTTAAATCTTTTGGCTTGAGAATCTTGCCAAGCAAACAGCCTAAGACATAGTACCTCATTGCATCCATAAGGTGATTATCCTTATCTACTGGCTCGTTGATATAATTTCCATCCTTGTCCTTGTCCCACACGTAGGTTCTCAATTCCTTCATAAGGTTGTAAGAACGTTCCGTTACATACAAATCCATAGAGAGGATTTTATCTATTCCCGCCTTGATTGATGGGCCCGACTTATCTACGCCATAAATATTCACACCACGAAGTTTGATTTCGTCCACAAGTCGAGGATCAGCGGATTCGGCAAACACTTTCAAACCATAAGGACGAACCTTGTCAGCAAGCGCATTTGTGAGCATTCCCGATTGATAACATAGTTCATCGACATAGAATGCATTATCTACAATACCACACTTCACGGCTGCTGAAACGTCTGTAGTGTACCCAAAATCTTGTCCGATAGCTACTTTCTTAGCCCATTGTGGGAACTCTTTCACAATGCCCCACTTCTTGAATATCGCACCCTCAGCTACGTCAGCCCAACGACCGATAACAACATGAGCATACTTCTCAGGATTCTTTTCTCTCATATCCTGAACCTCTCTCAAGAACTCAGGAGAAAGATTTTCTAAGTTATCAAAGTAAGTGGTATGAATATGAAGTACATTCGGGTGAGTACTTATCTGCACCTGTACCCCGTCGATCTCTACCAGCTTGTGGGTTTTCTCAATATACTTTTTGTAGATGAAGTGATTTGAATCAGAAGGGTTCATAATGATAATGATCCGGTTCTGTATTCCCTTCTTACGAATGGAGAACATGATCTTATCAAATTCATCTTCACTGGTCCACTCCTCCGCTTCATCACATACGAAAGTAGTTATACCCTGAATAGATTTCAGCTTTGCCGTCTGATTACCGGAGGAAGTTTTTATACCCCGAAACATGATACGGCTATTAGTCATTTTGTTGACTATATCCGTCTTGGTGGTCTTGAAATACTTGGTAGTTCCATCCAATTCTATCTTCTCCATCATTTCAGGAATGATAGACATACCGGCAGAAACCATCGTGTAACGGGTATATAGAATCTGATGAACAATCTTTTCGGACGGAGTAAGTTCAAAGGTCAATCTTTCTACAAAGGTGGAAGCATTGAAAGACTTACCAGAGCCGCGACCGCCAGTGATAAGAATGATAAACTTTTCCTTATCCTCGTATAGCGGATGATATATGTTCTGTGGAGTTATCATTCAATCTTACCTTTAATCCATTCGTCAATACTGATACCCTTATTGGGGCTCTTTGGAATATCATCATCTTCTTCTATCCTCGGAGCCGGCTTATTCCATTGTTCGGGCTTACGGTTTTTCAACCAGAAGATACCGGCTGTTGTATCAGGTGGAACTTCCTGTTCAAGCTCGACAACCTCTATTCTTTCCTTCTCGCATCTTCGACCTTCCTCATCGAAATACACCTCCTTCACTTTGATAGCCTGCTGAACCTTAATAGTCATACCAGTTGCTTTCTTGTACAAGGTATTTTCAACTTTAAGTTCAAGAGGCGCGCGCCCGTTTTTTAATGCTTTGGATAATTCGGATAACTTTCCTTTCAGTTCAGAGAAATACGTTTCATTGTAGCCGATGTTTGCAGCGATTTGCTTATCGTCTAATCCATCTCTTGCCCATCCTTCTATACGAATGAGATTGTGAGGGTCTTTAAAATCAAACTTCGGCTTTGCCATATTAATCTACCCTTTCTACCATATCAGACAAAACTTCACCTTTGACATATTTCTCTTGAGGTCTGAATCCAAAACGCTGAAGGAATACTTCTTTGTTATTCTGATTGCTGAATGTCAAAACCACGAATGTATCTACCGATTCTTCATTCTTCGTTTGAGAATGGTTCATCACCGCTTTTCTCATTTCCCTTTTGTTATCATAGATTTCATTATTCAGCTTCATTACTTCTTTATCCGCTTCGCTCGGCTCTTCTATTGAGGGCAAATCCACTTCAACACCTAAAATGCCAACATCATTAATATCAAGACCAGCACACTCGAAATCTATATCACTCAACATTGCAGCCAAAATATCAGTATCAAACTCACCTTGAGTTTTTGTATTGTTGAAAAAGATATTTTGCTCTTTTTCTTCTTTCTCTGATAAATCAACCATTGATACAGTGAGATTATAATCTTTACCTCTCTCAAGAGAATCTAATATAGATATACGTTGATGACCTGATACTATATTCATGGTATTCTTATTAACCACAATAGTATCAAGCAATCCAACTCGCTTTATATTCTCCTTCAACTTCTTCTTAGCTGCTTCGGATATTTTACGTGGATTGTAATCGGCATTTTTAATCTCACCCCGACTAATTGTTGCCGTTTCAAATTTCTGATATTTACTGATTTCCATATTTAGCTTCTATTAAATTAAACTCCTTGATTATCTTTTTATAGTCTTCTGGGTAATGGTCTTTAATATAGAGTATCGTTTCAGGACGGAAGTTTATACCAGAGCTTCCCCTCTTGCTTCCAAGTTTTAATGGATCAGGCAATTTATGCAATTTGATGTACGACAAACAATCTTTATTGGCCCAATTTACAATAGGATAATACTTACCATAGTCAAAATGAATATCAGATTTTGCGGCTTTGTTGAACATACCTCTACGGACAAAAGAATCTGAAATTTTCATCCCATATACAATAACATCCGATTGATACTTAATTTTGAGATAGTCTTCAATATCACGCAACTTCAATCTTTTTAGCCCATCAATATGCTTCACACTCAACAAACCTTGAGTTTTGAAGTTATATAAATCAGTATGGGGAAGCTGGACTATTTCTACATTGCCATAAGAACGTGCCCAATTAAAGAAAGGCTCTACAATATTCAGACCTTTAACATGATACAAAAAGCAACATACAACCTTTTTGAAGTGATTTTGGAGCAAATGCAACAAAACAATACTGTCTTTGCCAGTTGCAGAAAAAAACAATATTGCCGTATCACTTTTCTGCGATGCGTGCAATATTGTTTCTCTCGTTTTCCGCATTACTGAAGCATTCATTAATCTCCCCCGAATGCCGCTGTAAGGTCGGAACGCTTTTGCGCTCTTGTTCCGAAACCAGCTTGATGACCTACTGCCGCTTTACCGGCATTTACTCTACGCCCATGAGTCGTAACTCCAGTGGTGCGATTGATACGTTTTCTAATACTTCCGACTCTGCTTATTTCTCCCCTTTAAAAGTTTCTACTATGTTACCTAACTCGAATATTATATAAGCCAATGCGTATTCTTTACCATCTTTTTCAGCTATGATAAAATCGCCATTCTCATCATACAGAAATTCAACACGAGCGTCTTTTACTTCAACAACAAGATATGGACGTTTCCCTTTGTACTCACCAGTTACCAGCTTTAGTCTGTCATATTCTTTAGCTTTGACCATCACTTCCGAATCACCTTCCGGAATGTCTTCTTCTTTATCATACTCGTTATCGTCAACGATGAAAGAAACGTAATCACAAACATTTCGGGGTGTAATCTCACGCCTTTCAAAATCTTTCTTGCCAGAAAGAATATCATCAAAAGGCTTTTGCTTAATGCTAAGCGTCAATACTTTCATAATCGTGTAATTTTATTGGTTAATAATCGTAGTTGCGGAAACAGGACTCGAACCTGTGACCATCGCCAAGTCAAAGCGATAAGCTAACCAACTGCTCCATTCCGCGATATATTTCTTTTAAGTATATAATTCAATGTGCCTTTGCTACTTATCGAATATTTATTCATAAGCTCTCTATAAGTAGCCCCCTTTGAGTATTCTAATTGAATCTGTTGTGCTAATTCATCTGAGTATTTTTTAATTGCCTCTGATGCTTTTTTAGCGCAACGCATTCTTGTTTCTTCAGCCTTATCCATCGCATTTTCAAACGGTGTACCTATTGCTATATTCTCATACGAATTATCAAAAGAATCACCATTTAAATGTCTAACTTCAATGTATTTGTCAAAAATAGCATCACCAAATTTTTGATAAGCCTGCAATCTATGTACATAGACTTTGATAACTTTCGTTTCACTCACCCTTATGCCAATATACATATATGGGTCGCTGCCACGTGTACCAACTTTTTTGCCACGTGCAGAAAAGGCATTGCCTTGTGAATCGACATAATACCCTTTATCTTTCGCTAATATCTCATATCTACTCTTCATATTTTAAACATTACCTCAAAGATACTACCACAACCAAAGATAACGAAATATCTTCAATCGCTATTCACGACAATCGGGTTATTGTCGTGAACTAAGCTCTTTTAGATGGTTCATTTGTTCTATTGAAAGAACTTGTTGTATCATTTCCATAATCATCTATATCCTGATAGCCTTCGGGCTACCAGGATAAAAATTTGCTTTCAGTTTCAATAATCTCAGAACCTCTTTCAGTTCGCTATCAGTGTACTTTTCAGCCATTTCACGACTTATACCGTTGGTATTCATAGCCAGTTCAATGGCTCTTGACTTACTGACTTTAATAGGTTGTCTTTTGATTTTCATAATCGTGTATTTAGTTAATATTCCACTGATTGAACCATACCCTTTGCCAAGAACTCTATGTATGGCATAACGTCACCATTCTTGAAGTCGATCTTTCTGAAAGTGGTTTCTACCTGGTTAACGATGTTTTTAGGCATTGAATAGATGAAGTCTACCAACATATCTACTGTTAAGCCTATATTGCCTTCGTTCTCTAAGAGTGAAGTTTCTGAACTGATATTCTTCTCTTCTAATAATGTTTCAATGTAACGTGCCATGATCGTATATTTTATTAGTTATTCAAATTCTGTTTTGATTATCATGCTGTAAATATAGTATCATTTATAATATAAAATACTATCCATGCGTTAATAAATCAAAAAACAGGGTATTATTTATAATATATAATACTTATTTTCTACATTTGCAATATGGAAGCAAAAGGAGTAATACATCTTGAAATGAAAGAGACAGGTGCGCATCGGTATTTCGGGTCACCATCTGCCATGTACGAGCATTTCACGAGTCAAGAACTTGGAATAGCTCGACAGTCTCTTTTGAACTATTGGCAGAAAACGGAGGAACCTTATGAGAATGCTATTTGCATAATACGAAAAGGAGAATTAGAACGAAAGAAAAAAATATAAATATTTAAATATGATACTAAGCAGAACTGAAATACAGTATAGAATAACTAATCATAATATGATTAGTTATTCTATACCAAATAGCATTAAAAATAGTTCTTACAAAATTAGAATAGGTAAACTAATAGAAGTTGGCACAGGAGAAATTATTGATTTTTCAAGAAAGCCTTATTTACTCGAGCCTTCTAAAGTTGTAATTTTTCAATCTATTGAAAAGATAAATCTGCCAGAAGACATTACAGCCTCATATTCAGCGTTATACTCAATATCATCTAAAGGTGTTTTATTAATAAATTCAAGTATGATAGAGCCTAAATATTCCGGTGCACTAAGTGGAGTGCTATTAAACTTTTCCTCAAAATCTATTGCTATCACAGAAAAAACAGAAATTGCAAAATTGAACTTTTATAAAGTTAGTGGAGATGTCAGTGGCTTTGTTTCAGAAACGATTGATGATAATGAATACATTAGCAGATTAGTAGAAAAGGCAACGAATAATTACCAAAAATCATTTCTTAATATCTCTGGTTTAGAAAAAGACATAGAATCAAGCATTTTAGGAAAGGTTAGAGGTTTATTTACAAGAAGTGGAATCCTAATATTTTTTCTCATAACATTTGCTACACTAGAGCCTCTTTTTTCTCGATGGATATGGGAAAAAACAGGAATTCCAACTACCTCTGAACAAGTTAGGATCGAAAAGGTTTTGATAGAAATAAAAAAGGCGCAAGAAGAAAATACTAAATTGAAAGATATGCAAATTCAAATAGATAGCTTAAGACAAATAATCAAATCAAAGAATGGCAAAAAATAAAATATATAATCCTAAAGAAGGGTATAACATAATAGCACCATATTATGATAGTTGGAAGTGGCAGAAATTTTGGCATAATAATGAATACCCATATATAGAAAAATGGTGTAACACTCTTTCTATCGGTTTAGGTCTTGATTTAGGAACTGGCAGTGGCAATAATCTATCCTGTTTCCTTTTGAAAGGTAATAAGGTAGATGCGCTTGATATAAGTTCCGAAATGCTAAAAATTTGCAAACAGAAATTTGAAAAGTATATTCTTAACAAATCCTTAAAATGTTTAGAACAGAATGTATATAGCCTACCTGAGTATGAAAGAAAATATGATTGGATTATATCAAACAGAGTTTTATCACATATTAAACACATGGAAGAAATCGTCAAAAAGATGTCACACATAATCAAATATGGAGGACAATGCTTTATTTCTGACATCCATCCATTACATCATTATCAATATACAAACTTCACCATAAAGGAAGAAGAAATACGTATTGAAACATACAAACATAATATAGAGTATGTAACCCAGCAATTTATTAAAAACGGGTTTGAAGTAATAAAATTCAAAGAAGTTTCTACTAATGATTTAATAAATGGAGATATAATTAGAGATTTTCCACAACTATTAAATCAAGAAACGCCCATCTTCTATTATCTTATACTAAGATATAAAGGATAGTAATTAAAAAGCCGGAGCCTCTTAAACCCCGGCTTTCTTTTTCGTGCTATGGTAGCACCTTCAATTGATTAGCCCTTTGAATTTCAAACGATTTAGAATTTCGGTGTAAATATACTCGATATCCATACAAAAATCATCGTAATTCTGGTACAGAAACACGACATCAGCGCAATTGTCGGAAATTGTACTCTTCGACCGTACCTCAAGCACATTTGACATTTCTTCTCTCAATCCGGGAGCCATCTTTCCGCCGGCAAGCGTACTGGGTGAAAACAGGTACAGGATGATAAAAATAAACTTCTTTCGTTGGGTGACATTTTCGAGACATGGGGGACAATCTCTTTCGCTCAATATTTCAGCGAATATCTTGTAGATTTCATAGATAAGGCTCTTATCGGATAGTATAGGCGTAGATATTTCATTCTCTTCTTCAGATAGTTCCGATTTCTCGATTCTAATCTTTTTCAGGCGAATAATTTTATCAAAATTCAGTTCCATAACACGATTATTTTAAAAGTAAATAGTATATTTGCATCATAATCGTGTAAGGAGAAGAAGTTAAGATTGGTCGTGCTGTCTGCTTCTTCTCTTTCTATTTTACCGACTTATCTCTTTCTCGAATAGTCTTATTCTTTTCATCAATACTCCTACCTCACCTCATAGCAGAATAGATAGCACCTGCATATAAAAAGAGTTCCTCTTTCGTGGTGAGGAACTCTACTCGAATGGCTGCACTCTTTGCATCATTCAATATTGCTTTTTCTTTTCCCATAAGTTAAAACCGAAATTAATTACGTTAACTGTTAACAAGTTTATTACATCTATTAAACCATGTTATAAGACACGCTGATTTGCTTGATAAATTTGGAGGTTTCCAGAAAACCAGTACCTTTGCAATGTGTTTTTCATAGTATTAGATTTAAGGTTAACAAAGGTTGGAGCAAGGCGTTGCTCCTTTTTTTATGCCCATACGGGAGGTAGCCCCGTCCTCTATGCTGATTACTAACCAAAGGTTAATGAAAGGACGGGGACTGGGTGAATGATTAATCGTATTCTTCTTCGTCAAAGGAGGCATCGAAGGAGAAGTCTTCATCAATATCAACTTCGATCTCTTTCCGGGTAAACATAAGATTGAACATCAGTATTTCAAATTCGCTCAGCTTGCCTAAGTCCATACAGGTTTTGAAGTCGCTTCCGTTGAATCGAATCCATGATATTGTTGCTTTTTCTTCCGAACGTGGCTTGAATAGATTCAATTCAATGCCTTTATCGTATCTTTCATATCTTGTATCTTTTGGACTACCGGCTTTTATTCTTATGAAGGAAGAGTATTCTGTTTCGAAAGAGAAATCAATGCGCCCCCATTCTCTTTTGTCGTCAGAATCCAAATGATTCTCTATATACTCTTTGTATTTATTGAGAATGTCAGACATCTTGATGTCTTCGGGCATATTGAAGTATACTTTCTCAAAGGAATCACGCATGAGATTAATCATGTCATTCTTTACATACATTTCAATTTGCTCGTTCATTCTATCTCTAAGGAAGTTAGCATAAGCGGAGAAGTTCACATTGGATGCAACTTCGCTAATGACCTTTCCAATATTTTCTTCAATGGATCTTTTCCATTGATAGTTTTCGGTAGCTGCTGTGATGGCTTTTTTTACGTTGCTTTCTACACCATCAGCAATAAGTTTTTCAATTTCTCCACTCTCAAGTAATGAGTTTATTTTCTCGTTTGCAATTTTATTAATGTTAAGTTCCATTGTTTCGTACGGTTACCTATACACCGTAAGGTTTTTAAAGTTGTTATTCGGAAATTTTGATCCAGTGGGTAATATATCCTGTTTCGATATAAGGGTACACCCAATTGCATATATGTCTCATAACCATTTCCTCTTCGTGACCATCAACATGCTTGACTCTAGCAAGCCCTTTGGCACTCTCTTTAGGTAAGCAATCTTCTACACTGATCCATGGGGATTGCTTGGCTTGCCACTCTGCACCGGCTGCAAACGCATGATGCAGGTCTACTGCCATACCCTTCCCACTAAAAAATGAAAATTCTTTCTCTTGAAATTCTCTTGCTGCTTTTTCTAATTCTTTCATTATCGTTTTTCAGTTAAAAAGTTTTCAAAATCATTGGCATCAAAAATACGCTGTCCGTTATTGAGGACATACACGGTTAATTTATATCCTTCAATGTCAAGTATTCCTTTCTTTACGGCATATAGGGTACCGTCATCATTGGAAATATTATCGCCTTTTTCAATATATTCGTATTGAATGCTATCTAATAAGGCTTCAATTGGGGCTGTCATTGATCACCTCCTTTACAAATGACATATCACTCACACAACCGCAATATCGTTTGCCTTCAATTGCATCTATAACTTGTTGCGGTAAATTGTCAATTTCAACTATGTAAGTTTCTTTGTAAACAGCACCTTGACCGAGACTACCAAACATGCATTCCTTTGCAATCGTAGCAAATGCGTCTTTAGCTTGTTCATCAGTCAAATTGATTTTAAATTTCTTCCCACGGAAACCACTTGCATGGATCAGTACTCTTTGCCCGATATACTTCTTAGGACACGCCCAAGTTCGGTTCTCGATGTCTTTGATGCCGTGGACGATTAAGGACGCCCAAGGCTGTTTGATAGAAATAGTTTTCATAATCGGTATTATTATTTTATTTATTCTATTTTTGTACTATAAAAGTGAATGGTACATTCTTGAGTTAAGTACCTAGTTTAGTATAGATTCACATAACCAAATATAATCAGTATGGAAAACAATGGTATACTTGATATTGGAGGAAAATTTCTTATCGAATATGATGAAGAAAAGAAGCTAGTAAGAATTAGCACTCCTGGAAGTAACAAGATTGAAATTAGTGACGAAAAAAAGTCTATTACACTCACCGATCAACACAATAATGAGATTGTAATGGACAGCAACGGTATCACTCTAAGTTCTACTAAAGACATCATCCTAAAAGCCAAAGGCAACATTAGCATGGATGCCAACATGAAAATCAGTGGAGCTGCCAAACAGGACGTCAACCTCGATGGGCTGAACGTGAAAGTACAAGCGAAGGTAGGTGCCTCCGTCAAGGGTAACGCTACCGCGGAACTCTCGGCAAGCGGACAAACCACCGTAAAAGGTGCGATGGTCATGATAAACTAATAAACAATGAATGATTAACTTTTAATCTGAAAACAATGCCTCCAGCAGCAAGAATAACCGACATGCACACCTGCCCCATGCAGACCCCGGCGTTTCCCTCGCCGATACCTCACGTGGGCGGACCGATAGTTGGTCCGGGTGTACCGAATGTATTAATAGGGAAAATGCCCGCTGTAACAGTGGGCGATATGTGCGTATGTGTAGGACCGCCAGACACAATCGTAAAAGGCTCTTCCACCGTCATGATTGGTGGAAAACCGGCAGCACGCATGGGAGACAGCACCGCACACGGCGGAACGATAGTGGCAGGATGTCCTACGGTGATAATAGGTGGATAATTTTAGAATACAAACGATCGCCTCCATCTTTCAAGTTGGCAGGCGATCGTTTTCTTAGTGAGACGCATCCAATCTGTTCTTCACATCCTTTCAGTAGTTCGGTGAACTGACTGACGGTATCGGGATCAACTTTTATCGGCTGGCATCCATCGACTTGAATGTATGAGCACCTACCTTCTCCATCGAATAGCGAGAATTCAAGATAGTACCCGAATATCCATTCACCAGTATCGATGTAATAGATATGCACATCTTCGTACAGACTTAAGGCTATTTTGCAAGCGACTGCGGATGTTACACCGCAAGAAAACCATGCTATTATCATATTTTCATTATTTTTGTAACTTAACTTTAAAATAAAATATTATGGCTATTTACAGTATCATTTTTTCTATGAATGGTAGAATTCATAGTTGTACAGGAGAATCGTCTTATCCAAGCAAAGAACTTTATGAAAGCGGTAATTATGACAACAGTATAGTACAAGGCAATATTAAGCAATTTGTAAAATTGTATAAAGAGCAATATGACTTTGATACTAAATCCACGCATACAGTTATTAGGTGCAACCTTAAATTTGAGTAGCGATCCTCTTTTGCGATTTTTGAGGATGTTTGAAAAATAACATCCTCTTAATTTTATAACTGGAAATAGATTCATTTCTAAATTGTTATGAAGTTACTTACTATGTTCGTATGCGTTCTTCCCGGTTGCCCAGATTGTCGGAGTCAGCCCGAGTAATGGCATAAGAACAAATTCACTAAACGATTCAAACTTGACAGAGAAACAAGCATTTTCAGGCTCATAAACGATTTCTCCCTCAATATCAAACTCATCGTTTTCGTCAAACTTAAATTCTACGTAATCACTTTCCCAGAGCAATACACCATTTTTATCTGACATACCGGTACACATTAAGGGAATGTATTTCTGCGGGCGAGGACGCACATCAACAGAGGAAAAACCAGATCTAGCAGGTATTCCTAATAAATTGCGCATTCCTCTCTCAACAGATTGTGGGGATGTGAACATCTCTTTCCGTTCCGTGTCCCACATTTTTAATTTTATTGGTATCATAATTGCTTATTTTTAAAATTGTTTTTATGCCGTCAACTTACGACGAATAAGGTTGATATTCTTGTTTACAAGGCTGATGATACGGTCATGGTATTCTGTATTTTTTTTCATGCAACTTGCTTTATAAGATTAATATTTCCTTTTACTGCCTTGAGTATCTTATCGTGATACTTACTGTTTTTGTTACAAATTGATCTTGACTGTACAATCTCGAATGTTCTTAAGTTTAGCTCGATTGTTTCAGTTCGTTTTCCATCGACCGAAGCTGACAAGATAAGAGAATCTTTTTTCTTGAAATAGTTGCACGCATACACGCAATGATGCATTGTTGCCCCTTCTTCGGCAAACTCCTGTACGCTCTGAAGTACATGTATCACAATATTTCCCTCTTGTATTATTATTCCTAAGTACTTTGCTTTATCTTTAAGATACTGCTCTTCATACTTCATGGCTTCTTTAATATTCTTTTCAAGACGTAATTTCTCATCCTGTTTTGTTTTGAGTTTTACTACCTTTAGGTGTGCTTTATGCAGATCATCCGGAACAAGATATTTCGGTGAGCGCATATCACGTCCAAGCGCTCTCGATCAATGTATTTTTCATCTCCTTGTTTCTCCTTTGATTTCAATTACATTAAATAATTCCTTTACCCGATCTGCAATATAATCGCCATAGGTGTCTGAGAATTGAGTATTAGGGTCTAGGTTTGTAGTACCATGGGTTATAAACTCTCTCCTGTGTTCATAGCGAAGTTGCAGGATAGTTTGCACGACATTGATACCCGTACCAAAATGTTTGGAGTCGGTTGCCTCTCTTCCAATTTCATCTATGGCAAGATTGCACATACGTTCTCTATCGGTAAATTTAGAAATACCCTCCATCCCTTTCTCTGCATATAACAGTGCTATTTCTGCGGCAGAAGTGAATTTGAATCCAAGCTTATTATTGCTACATCCAAATCTAATTCGGTTTATTCTTGACTCATAAACTTGCAAACCACGGAGTAGAACTGATTTTCCGACACCAATCGGCCCCCAAAAGAGAAGGCCTTTACTATGATCTAACACAGAGTTCAATCCCCATACCCAACCATAGATAGCGGAAAGGAGTTTTTCGTTCCTGTGATCCACAATGAAACGAGGTTCTATCTCCTTCATGGATTCAATCAATTGAATCTTCCAGAACCTTTCTAATTCTTGCTTGGACCAGTTGATGGATTTCCCGGATAGATGAAATTTAGAAGGTGTGGGACTTGATACCGGCAGGCTTTCCCGTGCCGTCTTTATTGCCTGAGCTATGGTTTCCATTTTTTGCTTTAGCTACAATTTCGTTGTATTTTGAATTGATATTAGTTACGCTGAAATTTTCAAATATCCACCCTTCTTTTACCGAAGAGAGGAGCATTTTAAGTGCGTACAACATAGAATCATCGTCAACGGACATTTCCTTTTGTGTCCGTGAGTAGGCTATCTTTTTAAGTAAATCAGCCATGGAACCAGCATCTTTAGCCGTCCAATAGTAGGAAGAACCGAAAGTATTGAGATAGTAATCTTCGAATACACTTCTTGCGCTAGAGTTTAAAATAGCAGGTTTTCCTTTTTTAGAAACTCTTTTTGGCTTATCACCTCCCCCCTTGGGGGGTGTGGGGGGTATATTACTTTTCTTTCTCTTTACTTTTACTTTACTTTGTGTACTTCCGTTGTCATCTATTGAGTTATTGTATGCAATAACCTCGTTTTTGATGTCAGTAACTAAGTATTCGGTGATATATTCAATTTCTTCCCTTCGTACTACGGCACTTTTAAATCTACTTTGAATACCATTTGAAGTGAGGATTTTGTACTTCTCATAGAGTTCTTGATTGAAGAAACCGACTTGTAGAGCTTTCTTTATTACTTCTTCTACTGCACCCTCGGTAATACCAACAGCACCAATGCTGTCAGCCACTACAAAAGGTAAATCTTCGTCCCACGATATGTAATACCCTTTATCTCGGTAGATATTACATAGCAGGCAAATAAGTATGGAAGTCGAAGCTGGACCACAAGCTCTGGCAATCTTTCTAATCTTGACATCTGAGAAGAAATCAACGTCAAATGAAAAGTATTCTATCCCCTGTTTTAAAGGTCTTGCCATATTACTTCAGTTTAAAATAAATGCACATTACTTTTCTCACATTACAGTTCTGTTGAGGTATGTAAGTATTTGTAGCCGGACAGAGAAAACTGTAAGAGTTGTGAGGAATACCGTTTACGCACTTGGCGCAATCCGGGAACCGAATAATCTTCGGAGGTGGTGATTTCTTTGCCATATCAGAATCTTACGTTAGTTAATTGCCTACCCTTAGAGTAAACTGCCCATTTACCATTACCGCCATCTACGAGGCGTAAGTCAGATACCTCACCGAACCGCTTAATGTTTCCGCAAAGGTCAACGAACCATCCGGATTCTTTAGACGGGTGAGGGCGTATTGCCCGACCTACAATCTGATAATACATAGCGAGTGACATTGTAGGGCGTGCCATAACGATAGTATCAAGCTCTGGATAATCAAAGCCTGTCGTTAATACTCCAACATTGGCAACAACTGGTATTTCGCCTGATTTAAACGATTCAAGTCTCTGTTCACGTTCTTTCTTTGGAGTATCACCCGAAACAATAGCGCAGCCTGGTATCGACCAAGTTAACCTTTCAGCTTCTTTCAAGAACCGGGTAAAGACTAAGATGCCTTTACGCTTCCCTCCTATCTTTGGATTCATCAACCGTTGTACGATATGAACGATGTATCCATAGAAGTCTATTCGTTCATATTCTCGTTGAACTGACTTTTCCGTGTAATCGGCACCAGTGGTATTCACTTTCAAGTTGAGTTCGTTCCATCCGATAGGGTTCATTGGGAAGTAGTTCAGCTTTGCCAAATAGCCCATATCTAAGAGAGTAGATACCTGAACATGGTAGATAACATCGTAAAAGATATGCGGATTAGTCCGGGTGATGAACTTCAACATAGAACCAAAGTCACGGCTGGACGATAAGCGGTAAGGGGTTGCTGTTAATCCAAGAACCTTGCATTTCAGCATTGAAAGAAAGTCTCTGTACATTCCCTCTTTTGGGTTAACCAAGTGGCATTCGTCAATTATCACGTTCTTAAAGTGACCGAATAGTTCGGGATGCCCTTTAACCGATCCGATGGTGGCAAAGGTTATTCTTGAAATCTCTTTTGAATTGAAAGAAGCGGAATAGATGGAGCAATCAAGAATACCGTATGAACAGAGCTTTTTGAAGTTTTGCTCAAGTATTTCTTTCGATGGTTGAAACACTAAGGTGTGCCCATCAAGTCGTGACGCAATATCAGCTATGACCTTAAATCCGCAGTCATATTATTTTCAGAGAATCCAAACACTTGAGGATGAATAACATCCTCAAGGTTTGGTTATGTCACAAGATTCACCTAAATTAGTGCTACCAAACAAACCATAAAGGTACTTGTGCATATGACAACAAAAATAGCCATAAAATCAGATAATATCACTCCTTTTGGGGGTATATTTTACGCAATGGATGAATTTTCTCGTTTAGGACTGAATTCCGTGATCGATAAATCTTTAGGATTACGTTCTTCCTACGCCGGTTACCAATATAGCGAAATTATTTCGAGCCTATTTTGGATCTACTATTGCGGCGGTGACCACATCGAAGATATCGGCAAACACCTTGGCAAACATCTTGAATTACGCCCGGATACTGAAATCCCCAGTCCGGATACTTTATTGAGAGGCATAAAAGAACTCGCAGAATTGGATATCCACTATACTTCCCAAAAAGGAGCAAGCTATGCTTTCAATAAGGCGGAACAGCTTAATAGTTTGATGCTCGATATGCTCCTTCAAACAGAACAACTCAAGCCAAACACGCTTTATAACTTGGACTTCGACCACCAGTTTATTCCCACAGAAAAGTATGACACTCAGTATTCTTACAAGAAAAAACGTGGTTATTTCCCCGGCACGGCAACTATTGGTGGTAACATTGTTGGTGTGGAAAATCGGGCCGCAAACGCAAATGTCCGTTTTCGTCAAGCGGATACGCTCCAACGGACTTTTCGTCGTTTGGCCGATAGGGGAATATTCATAGACCGTTGCCGGATGGACTGTGGTTCTTATTCGGAAGAGATTATCCGTATGACACATGGCTACTGCAACAAGTTCTACATACGAGCCGGCAAATGTCAGTCTCTGTATGAAGAAATGACGAAAATCACAGATTGGAAAAAAGAAGAAATCAACTTCGAGAATTATGAAGTGACCTCCATACCTTTTACTTCCTTTTTGCAAGAAGAAAACTACCGACTTGTTATTCAAAGGCAAAAGCGTAAGGACAACCAATTGGACCTATTTGATGGTGAATACACCTATCGGTGCATCTTAACCAATGACCATGAAAGTTCTGAAAAAGACATTGTACTCTTCTACAATGCTCGTGGAGCCTGTGAAAGAACATTCGACATGATGAATAACGATTTCGGGTGGAGTCATCTTCCCTGTTCATTCCTCAAAGAGAATACAGTATTCCTGCTACTTACAGCCATGGCTAAAAACTTTTATGCTTACCTTATTGAGAAGGTTGCAGCCGTGTTTGAAGATATTGAACCGGTAAGCCGAGTCAAACGATTTATCTTTCGATTCATTACAGTTCCTGCGAAATGGGTAAAGACAGGCAGACAATGGGTACTCAATATTTATTCCGACAAACCATACAAGTTGCTTTGGAGTCCGTAAAAACAACTTTTCGTGGGATTACTTATGCCTTCAGCTAACTGGGGAAAGGGGAAGCTATGCCCTATAACCTGAAATCAAGGAGAAAAGCAGGGGGAAAAGCTACGAGTAGGAACTATTAGGTGAATTAAATCGCTATTTGAATCAGTTATAAATTAGCTGCGGATTTGAGGTATGATTAAACTCTTTCCCGAACCGGTAGGCAACACCATGATGGCATTGGTTTTCTTCTTGGTGTCTTGAAAGAAGGTTGTTGCTGCATCAGAGGCTTTTTGTTGGTAATCACGCAAGACAAAACTCATATTCCTTTCTCCTTTCGTAATTTAGCACTCAGTGCCTTGTAGTACTTGATTAACTGTTTATACTCAAACTCTGTAAACTGCCTACTGATAGCCTGTTTCGCTTCAAGTAAGATAATCCTCTGTTCGCCATACTTGGCAATCAATCCTTTTCGGTAGTTCTGAATGTTCCCTTCCATGAAGCGATTGCAGTGCCTACATTGAGCATTGCAGTTCGTTTCATCGAAACGGGTGTTCATGTGTTGCCGATTAATGTAGTGCCCGTTATCGGCTTGCTCAAATGGCTTTATCTGTCCGCATGAGATACATTTGAAATACCCATTTGGCATTGCATCACGAAGCCGGATGAAAAGGGAAAACTCTTTGTCGAGTTTGGCTTTTAAATCCGGCTTCTTCTTTACCTTAGCTCCCGTTATATCAAACAAGGGCTTTTCTTTCTTCTTCTTTCGATTGAACATCATAAGATTATTTTTTGATTTGTGGACGGTGAGAGAATCGAACTCCCCAGAGCGACCATAAGTCGGTCAGTTCCATGCAACCGCCCGTTTTTCAGCTACTTTCACAAGCAACTGAAACACTATGAATTTTTATTACGAACAATTTTATGTATCAGTTTCTACCTATGTGAGCATCTAACCCGTACCCATATCGACTTAATACATTAGTATGAGTTCAAACCAACACGTTACTACGTGAGATTGTGGAGAAGCCCCGATTCGAACGGGGATGGGCTTTACTGCCAATAAGCGATAGCCCCGGCATACGTTCCGTGCGTCTACCAATTCCGCCACTTCTCCATGTGCAAGTTCCAACTACTTCTGCTACTTGCAAGCTACGCTACGCATAAAGGATATACGGCTTCCTTTCTACTACTATGATAAAACTAAATTAAAACCGGGGCATACTCCCGACGGCATCCATTATGCCGGCATTGTTGAATGATTAATTATACTTCAATGATTACAATGTCTGGTGCAATCTCTCGGATTGAATCCAGCTGTTCATCAATCACCTTGTTCTTGTACTCTTCGATGGCTTCATTAGCACCTGCAGATACAAGAGAAAGAGAAACATCACGACCGTCAACGTCCGCATAGATTTCAACTTCGATTTCTTCACAGGCAAAGCCCTTGAATAGAGGGATGTTTAGTTTGAAAGATTTCGGCAAGTTGGAATCTACTACTTGTGAGTAATTATCCGTTTTGCTTCCGTTCTCTTCTTTGCTGCGTTCAATGTCTTGATTTACCTTTGCCTTGAAATTCTTCAAAGTGGAAACAAGCATCATGTTTTGTGATTTATCAGTAAAGAAAGCACGGTGCATCTTGATAAACTTGGAAAGCTTTATAGGCTCCCATTTCTTTTCAGAGTTGATACCAAACTCTTCCATTTCTTTGGATGTCAGTAATACCCCACGAATACCGTTGTTATAATAATCCGTTTCTTTATCGACTAAACTGATTTTCATATCATCACGATCAACGGTGATATTCGCTTGCTTTTGGTCGATAAGTCCTATACGTTTTTCAAGCCAACGAAATGGACTATCAATCGTCCCGGTAATATTTACAGGTATAGGGTCTCTCGGATCGAGTGCTACGGGTGCTTTACCTTCTCTCAATACTACTTCAATCGGTGTACCGTTGTAATCCTTCGGTACTACTACATTTAATTTACTTTCAGTCATGATTCTGTTCCTGTTTTACGGTTAATACTAAACATCGTTTTCTGCATTTCTTGTGGCATGATAGGGCGAGAATAAACCAATTCACCGAGCTTGTTGTAATACCCTGCCATCTTTTCGCTATGGTCGAGTATCTTCACACACTCTTCATGAGGAATATATTCCGTACCTTTCTTGATATTCTCAAGAAGCGTCTGCTTCTCTTCATTGAGAGGCTTTAGCTGCTCCTTGTAGCCGTCGGCAACTTCTTTCTTCTCTATCTCGATGTCGTTTATCTTAATAGAGGTTTCAGCTAGCAACTCTTTCTTTTGAGATAACTCTTCGGGGCTGAACCGGTGAGTATAGCCAATTTCTTCTACGGCATCCGCATTGTCTTGCAGAAACTGCCATCTATCCTTTTCGGGGATGTCTTGACCTAAAAATTTCTCCATAAATTTGTTGATTAAATAAATTCTTTGTTTCTTTCTATTTCCTGTTGTATATGGATTAGGAACTGATTCTCATTCGGAGCTGGTAAGTAAATCCCTGCTTGAGCTGAAGAATAGTTTCTGAATCGTTCAATAGCTGTAGTCATTTCGCCCGTGGTGAGTTCTGAACTGCTTCGCATGTGAGTTATCTCCACGCCTTGCTTGTTGACCTTCTTGCGCTCGAATAGGTCACGATTACAAGCCTTTTTAAAATAATCCAACTTAACTTCTTCGAGGCTGTACCCCGTTTCACAAGCGAAGAAGGACAATATTAAATGAAGGTATGAATTTTGAGCTAACGTGCGGTTGGGAAGCCTCTTTTTGACTTCTACAACCGCTCTTTGCTGAAACATCTTATTTACATACTCTTTATACTTAGCATGCTCATGCGGATTGTCGAGGTTGAATATCATAGCAATCTTTTATTTGTTGGAAAATAACTCCTCGCTCTTTTATTTTTGAAATGACTCTTTCGTCCCTATGGATACGTATAAGAGTAACATCATCATCCGTTATCACCCGGTGATAATTGATTTCGTCGTCATAATTATTTACGCAAAGGAATACCATATAGCAGGAATCAAGTCTTGTGCAGTATAACTGTTCTTGCACCTGCTCGTAATACTTTTTATGGCTCTTCTTTACATACGCAACAAGTTTTTCATTGTCTCCTTTGATGGGCTGGATATTGTCTACATAGTCATTTAGATAGAGCGTTTTTAGCTCCCTAAAGTCGAATAGCTTTCCGTCCTTTATCTCAGCAAAGTCCAAAGAGGCTTTAAAGACATCCATCTCATCCGAATAAACCACATATTGAGGAATAAACCACATTGGAAGTGATGCGAGGTATCTATCTTCTAATATGGAACCCGTCCTTAATGCGTCGATTGGACTTGCTTTTGCATTGTAGTGGGGCTTTACCCCACTGACAAATCTTTGCATTAAGGATATATGCGCTTTGGTGTTCTTCCCTGCCATCAAGGCAGCGACATCACCAGAACCGATATACATTGTTTCTGTCATACCATTCCACGAGTTTTCATGCCTTTAAAGATGTCGTCAATTTCATTTGCCGAAAGCTCGTCTACTGTCCCCTTGTTGAAGCGTTGAAGCATAGCAGAGCAAGTATTTGAGTTGGACATCAAGAAGTTGGTTACAGCGATTCTCTTTTCGTCCGGCGTTTTAACGGCTGTTTGTTCTTTTGATTTTCCGTCGTCCGGGTCTTCTCCGGTGGCAATCTTGTAGGCATTCAGTAGCGCATACTTTCTTGCATAGGTTGCAGCCTTTCCGAATCCTTTGTCGCCGGGATCAAGACCTCGCCCGAAACTCTCTACGTCGATGAACTCTTCCGGCTTTCCAAGATTGATGATTCTAAGTGTCATTTTCACTATATCGACATAGCTTATTGATTCCCCGCCACCGTCTTTCATCACCTTGACGATGTCCGACCTTACTAACTCTTGTTTGATTGGGATGCTAACAAGACCGTGTTTGGTTTCGGCATCTTTCACTTCAAGGGTAACATCTATATCCTGAACGGCTTTGTAGGAATAGCTTCCTTTGCCTACTGTCATGTTCTTTTCAATATTCTTTATATCATTAGATACTGCCTGTATTTTTTGATACAAATTCAATTCACTCATAATCGTTATTTGTTAAAGGGTTATTTTAATTCTTTCGCAAAATAGCATTGATGTCTGACTGTTTATACAGTCTCTTTCCTCCGACCTCAACAGGTATTAAGTAGCCTATTTTCGCCCATCTCCACAATGTAGATTTATCAACGTGTAGTATCTCACTTGCTTCGGCAGGAGTTTTATATGCTTCCTCGTTCTTTGATGATATCACAGCTTCCAACTCTTCTCTGGTTGTTTTTACCAAATGATTTGCGAACTGTATCAAATCATCTGCACAAACTGTTATCGAAACATTTGCGCCACTATGAATAATATCTTCTATACTCATGTTTCCAATCTTCTTGTTCGTGTTCTATAAACCCTCTCTGATTTTGCAGTTCTTCGGGTTCTTCTCATATCCTGTTGCTCAAACTGCATATCAACGAGGAATAAACATAGCAGAAAACAAGAAACCGCTACTCGAAGTGTTGGTGAAAAGTCCAATTGAATCTTTATCCCGGATAACCTTTCAGCTAACTTCATAGCAAGCTCCCTGCCATTTCTCACATTCAGAATTTTAAAAGCCTCTTGTAGCTGGTTGTTTATCGTGCTAACAGCCCTACATTTCAATGAAGCAATCTCTTTCTTCTCATAACCTGCCGCATACATCTGGGCAGTTATCTCACATTCATGTGTGAGTTCAGTCAGTACCCGTTCCATAATCGTGTAAATGGAAGAATTACTTAACCCGAATCACGGAACAAAAACCTTCGTTCTTCTTCAAAGAAGAAACTCGAAAGGCTACTTCGTGCTCGGTGATCCTTTTCAAAAGCCTCGCTTCTTTATTCTGCCGGACCGCTTCCGATCTCACTCCCGTATAGCTTGCAAACGGAAAATCATGTTTTTGACCTACTTTCATTTTTCTGAAAGTACCTTCAATAGTTTCTTTTGCCATAAAATTTATTTTTTAATTGATAATAGAGTGGCCTACATCGGGATTCGAACCCGAATTTACTATGCGGTAATCATAAGGGCGCACATCAACCCCTTATAGCGTCTACCAATTTCGCCATGTAGCCAAAATAAGAAAGGTGCACTATTCTCACGAACGGTACACCATACACACGAATAAACACGACACATAATAATTTCTAAACGTCCGCCTATACGGTATCTCCTTTCTGCCGGCCGGACAGTAGTGCGCCAATTGTATAGGGTCAAGGACTACCACTTTCAGACGTTTAATTCCTTGTATCTACTCACCAAATAGTTCATCAAGTTCTCGCTTCAATTTCTTCTGGTTTTTACTCATATATACACTCACAGAACCAAGTGCAAATAATGAAATCCAGAACGTAGGATTAGTTAGACTCACACAGGTAAACAGCATGCCTAAAAATGACATTAACCAAATAAGTGACAATGGTAATACTTTCATAATCGTGTAATTTAAAAGTTAGTTCCCGTGCGTGTTCCGGTGAGAACGCTTGCTGACATATCTCGGTATTCGCTTTAAGCGGTTTAAACTATGCCACGGGATTATAATTGTCGATGTGCGTGTCGGTCGCCTAATCCGTCATTACTTACACCTCAAAGACTATGGTTACACATCTATTAATTGTTAATACTTTGCAAACAAAGAGGCTCCAACCTCTCTGCCTACATTTACTTATCTTTGTTCACCCAAATAGTTTATGAATTACGCTATAAGGGGTTTCACAGAATGTCAAAGAGCTAATCAAGTGGATAGGTAGAATATTCGCTACGTCTGCCTACCCTATTGGCTTATGCCATTTTTAAGAGGTTCGCTTTCTTGAAGCATCTAAAATCGTTTACCTCTGTATCAAAGTAAGTCTGAACGGTATCGTTCTTTGCTCGCTTGTCGGTACCCGTAGTAGTTGGCATCAGCTTTTCATTCAAAGTACCGTATGCCTCACGTGGCGAACCGTCAACCTTTTGAAAGTAGAACTTAACGATCTTACTTTTCATAGCTACCTTTAGCTTTATATTAGCCCAAGCGCATTTGAGTGCTTCACTCATTGAGAAGCCGTTCTTTTTTACAAACTGCCAAGCAAGCAGCATAACTTCGTGTAATAAATTCTTTTTCATAATCGTGTGTATAATAAGGTGAGTAATCAGCAATATCGCGCGAGACCTTGAACAGCGCATAGCGCATCGTAGTCCATACCATCATCTTCATAATCTGATTCAGGCTCAATAGATTCAAGTAAACCTTGAATAGCTTCTTCTTTAGTATCTACATTGTAGATCACCTGAACTTCTGCTAAACTCATTGAGTTTATTTCAGCTATCTCTAATCTTGCATCTAAATCTTTCATGGTCGTGCGATTTTAATACGTTTATACTATTGATAATTAAATAGGCATTACCTATCTTTGTTGCGCAGCATCATTGCTTCGTTTCAATGATGCAAATATACACACTTTTGTTTATACCGCAAGTAATATATAAACAAAAGAGTGTATATGAACATAGTTTAACTATTACAGTAGTTTATACCTTATTATATGGATATATACACAGCAGAAGAAAAAGACAATGCACTGAAAGCTATTTCATCAGAAAGGCGCGCATCTATTGATAATAAAAGATATATGTCAATTATCGATGAATATCTATACCCCGAAGGATTAGTAGAAAAGCCTATGAAACTGATTTGCCCAGAACATTATATTTGTGAGATATCACAAAAGGGGATAGATTTTCTACAAGCCGGTGGATTCAGCAAGTTAAAAGAAGAGGAAGATGAGATGAATGAAGCAAGGCTAATTATAGAAAAGCTAACGGCTGAAAATCTAAGGTTACAAAATGATGATTTTGAATATAAAAAAAAGATACGGCATCAAGAGGATACAATACGCATACACAAATATATTGAAGCAGTATCCTGGGCAATCACAACCATAGTTGGATTAATCCTTATTTTCGCTAAAAACTAAATGAGATGTATCGTTGTAACACACAATCCTCATACAATGATCCTGCATTAAAAGAGCAAGTGAACGACAAATATACTCAGAAAGTTCCTTATCAGAAATATTACTATTCCTATAATCAGAGATAGCAATTTGGATAACTGAACGTGGATCCGGGATATGTTTATTATCGCTCAATATACAATAGGGAATAATAAGTTCGTCCATAATAGTAATAAAGTTAAAGCGACCATCTTCAAAGTTGCGGTTTGAGGAAGTCGGTTAATAAATAGATTAGTTGGAATCATCCGCAACGTGATTACAATGCAAATATACACAGTTTTGTTTATATGCAAACAGAAGGAGAAAGAATTTCGAGTATAATTTCACATTTCTGCAAATCAAAAGCTGAATTTGCAAGAACGATGGAAGAAAGCCCGCAAGCGGTTAGCAATTGGGTATCTCGTGGAGCTGGGAAAAATGTACTAAACAAAATATTATCAAAATTCCCCAATGTTAATACAAACTGGCTTCTTACCGGTGAAGGAGAAATGCTTCAAAATAGTGAAGAATCAAATCCCTCCACTCAAACCAATGCTACTTTTGTAAGAACGAAAGGAAACGATGTTTATCTGGAAACCAGTTCAGGAATCAAGTACTTCGAACTAAGTGGCAATAAGTATCGAATGAGAGTTCCCTTAGTTCCTTTCAACGCTTACGCACGGTATGCAAATGAAGTGTGCTCGGAAGTAATACAAGAAAGAGAAGCGTGGGATGAAGTTGAATTCATTGTAGACAAAATCGGTCATGGCAATTATATGGGATTTGAGATCAAGGGTGACAGCATGGACGATGACAGTAAGCGCAGTTTTACTCAAGGCGATATCGTACTTGCTAGAGAACTCGATAAAGTGCATTGGAAAGATGGTCTACGGTATGAGAAATATCCTTTTTGGATTATTGTATTGGAAGGAACCATTTTGTGCAAACAAATAATCGATCATAACATGGAAACATGTGACATTACATGCCACTCCTTAAATCCATCTCCAGAATACTCAGATTTCAATATTAATCTCAGTAAAGTTTATAGGATATTCAATATTATACAGAAGATATCAACTGCATTATAAATTTAAAATAATATGAAAAAAACAATTTTTATCATCACCTGTCTATTCATCTTTTTTGGATGCGACTCAAGAACACCAGCTCAAAAAGCACAAGACAAATTCAACGCCCAAAAAGCACAAAGAGATGCATATCTGTTAACTCATGAAGCATATATTGATAGCCTAGTTAACGTAGCTACCGGGTTAGATGGAGTAGGTAAGCCTAAAAACAGAAAGAATGCACTGGATATTCTCAGAAAAGAATATCCAACAATGAAGGAGAAGTGGGATAGATGCGAAGAATGTATTGACAATATGGAACTATTTTCGGAATAGAAATAAATAAAACCTCAAAACATAAACATGAAACATATTTTATTTTTTATTATGGCAGCATCCCTATTTATTGGATGCAGCAAAGAAGAACCAGTCACCGAACCAAATCAACTGAAATATGAGATAAATAGCTCAGTAACTATTAATAACATAAAATATGAATCTTTTTTATTCGAGGGAGATTATCATATCATAGCATACAACTCATTAAATCAGAAGAAAATCTACGAAATAAAAGAAAAAGCTGAAACGTATATTGAAGACTTAGGCTATGGAGAAACAAGAGAATACACTCCGCAAGGATGCTATATCTTAGGAGTAGTAGCCAAGCCCGAGTTTACATATATTCTTATCAGCTTAACCTCTAACTTAGCTCATGTACCAAATAAATTTATACTCAAAACAAAAGGCGGAGTTGTATATCAGACAAAGTATTTTAATGACGTATTTATTCCACAAACACATAAATTTTATCCAGAAAAGCTTATCGATTGGTATAAAGGATATATAGCTTTTTATGTATCAACACGTACATCTGGGAATGCCTTTGGGGTTTTAGATGAGAATTTCAATGAAATATATTTCAATGAATCAAGCGAATTTATGGTTGAAAACATCATAAAAAAAAGACATATTCTTATTAGTGAGAAAAAATCTATTTTTGTCGACTCAAATAAAATATTCTGTGCTGATATGTCAGTAAACCCAAACGAGATAGGCAACAAAGAAGAGTTATGGAGAACAAAATACACCGAAGAAGATATAAAGGTAAATAGCATCAAGTATTCGCTAAGCAGTGAATATGTTCTTGCAGAAATCGATGTTACCACCAAAAATGGTACAAACAAAAAGCTAAACATAAAAATTAATAGCAAAACAGGAGCGATAGAGTAACTAAGCTCTATTATAACTTCATTGCTATCGTGAGAAGGCATCCGAATATGGCTGAAACAACTACCATTATAATGAATAGCCGACTGTTCAGCTTTGAAAGCTCCTTTATAATCACTTCTTCCTTATCCATAACAAATTGATTTATAACGCAAAGATAGTGATAAACTAAATACTTAAAACAATGAAACCGATTTTATTTTTAATCATGGCTACACTTCTATTTGTAGGATGTGGTAATGATGAAGCAGAGGATACAACACTCACTGAGGAACTGCCTCCATACCACATGTTTGGAGGATTTATGCCTACTGATACGACTGGATTACACAGTATAAAAGGATCGGGCATAGCATCAGATACCTCATGCGTTTTATTGACGGGAATACGAAATGGGAAATTATGGTATGGAAAATTTAGTAACACGACCAAAAAGCCAATATTCGAACACAATGACAAAGAGTTATTTGATAAGACTTTCACAGTAGATCTTGGGTATGGAGATACAAAAGAGGTTGAAATCAAAGATGTAAGAGCCTTTAATACAGTTGAGATTAATGGAGTCAATTGCACGGCTATAGCTTTCATAGGTGCTGATTACATAAACAAGAGACTTGACTTTATGAATAAAAATGGGGTTATAAAAAGCTTATTTAACACTGAAGATGCACGTAACCCGAATGGCAGCAATATTTACAAGTGGTTTAACTCCGTAATATACGGACGTTATTCTAAAAAACATTTATATTCATTAGATGGAGAATTGATTGCAGAAGTTCCATATTACCACATAGGAATAAGTGGAGAAGCAGACTTTCCTTTCTCAATGTATGATTATCTGCGTATTTCAACAGGCAATACAGTGTCAATAGAGAGAAAAAACATTATGAAGGAACTCAGTATTTGGAGCACAGACATTGCAAGCTCTGACAAGTATATTCGTATATCAAATACTAAAGCTTTATTCAAAGTAGATAAATGCAACATATCATTTGATCTCACATACCACTCGGGTAAAAAAGAATCTATTAATATATGGATAGATATCGAAACAGGTAAAATCACAGAGTAA